CTGACCAACACTATTGGTGGTTGAGTTGTCAACAGTAAACGAGATTTCTACAGTTTCGTTTGGGCTTACTGTGAAAGACTGACTGACTTCTCCCGTTGCATAAGAAAACCTAAGGGCTCCATTGAATACCATCCCGCTTCCGCCATTCTGAACTATCGTCCAGCCGTCAGAACCGTCGAATCCGCCATTCGTAATAACTGTTGACGCAGAAGCTCCAACACTAAAAACAGAAGTGAATAAAGATAGAAGAATCACCGGCATGTTTATCCAAGCCGATTTTCTAATTTTTATTCTAGTGTTCCCCAAAAATGACACCTATTTCCCCAAATGCGATAGTCGTTGCCCCAAAGACAAAACAATTTTACCATTTTGACAAACAACAAAAATCACGGACTTTGAATTGTTTGTGCTAGTTTTGCGTCAAGACCATTATTTACTTGCTATTTCAGAGTTTTCTCTCAACTACAATAAATACTGGAGAATCTCTAGGAGTTGGCCATGATTGCAGGCGTCTACAATATATTTTGTCAGCAAGGTGCGACCTTCACTAGAATTATCGACCTTCAGTACCCTGACCCTACCGACCCAACCATTTTCCACAAATACGACCTTGAGGGTTTTACTGCGAGAATGCAGGTAAGAAGAACAGTCACTAGTTCTACGGTAATCGTTGAACTGAGTACGGCAAATGGTCGCATAGAAATAGTTGAAGTAGAAGGAAGAATTATTCTACTTATGGAACCAGAAGTTACTTCCGATTTGTCTAGTGGTGTTTACGACCTAGAAATAGAAAGTTTTGAGGGCGTGGTGTCTAGGGTTATACAAGGAACATTTACAGTGTCCGAGGAAGTGACTAGATGAGTAATGTCCCAAACCAGGTTTTAATTAATCAGGATACGCCAAACCAGGTTTTAGTCAATCAGGATTCGCCAAACCAAGTAGTAGTTCGAGGCGGAGGAATTGGTGGAAGCTCAGCAAACACCAGAAGGTACATATTCAACCAAGAGGTCGCTTCAACAACTTGGGTAATAACCCATACTTTGGGGGGCAAGCCGTCCGTAACCATTGTTGACTCTGCAGATACGCATGTATTTGGTGAGGTACAATACAATAGTAATACTCAGGTTACGGTGACGTTCTCTGCGGCGTTCTCTGGGAAAGCATATCTCACGTAAGGTAGAGGAAAAATGGCACAAAAATTTCTAACAAATATTGACCTAAATGGCAATCAGCTGCTTAATAGCTCCCTTGAGAAGCTAGCTACAGCCCCAACTGGCTTTGAAGGCCGGATGTACTATGACACCCAGCTAAATATAGTTCGGGTGTATGCGAATGGTGCATGGAAGAAGTCAGTCCATTCTATTACCTCTGGTGGCGGTGTAGGAATTGCTGAAGCTCTTGAGGTATCCGACGAAAACGGCATTGTAACGCTCACCCTAAAGGTAGCCGATACCAACAGTGCTGGTCTGATTCCAGCAGCAATGTGGCAAATGCTCACCGACGCAACCGACGAAGCAACTGCTTCTAAGTTGGTTAAAAGAGACGCTCAGTCAAATATAAAAGTTGCAACCCCAACTGACGCTAACCATGCTGCCACCAAGGGTTATGTAGACGCTGCTCGCCAAGGTCTTGATGTTAAGCAGTCCGTAAGACTTGCTACAACAGCTCCAATTAACATTGCCACCGACCTTGAGGCCGGGGACACGATTGACGGAGTAACCCTTGTTGCTGGTGACCGCGTTCTTGTAAAAGACCAAAGCACAGCAACAGAGAACGGTATTTATGTCGTGGTTGCAGCAGAAGCAGGCGCAGCATCTCGTTCGTCTGACGCTAACGGAACCGTTGATACCGGAGAACTAAAAGCCGGAACGTTCGCTTTTGTTGAGGAAGGTTCTACCCACTCAGATAAGGGATTCGTTGTTTCCACAAACGGAACAATCACTATCGGTTCAACGGCAATCGTATGGACACAGTTCTCTGGTGCTGGTTCGTTTACTGCCGGTGACGGTATTTCTCAAAACGGCAACACAATCAATGTCAACGTAGTTAATGACAGAACCGCAATTACGGGGGACGCGGTAGATATTGCGTCAACCTATGTTGGTCAAACATCGATTACAACCCTCGGAATAATTGCAGCGGGAACTTGGGAGGCGACGGACGTTGCCGTACTGCACGGTGGTACTGGTTCCTCAACTGCCGCAGATGCTCGTACTGCTCTTGGTATAAAGACAAGCGCTACCACGGTTACAACAGGTGTCTCGAAGCTTGCTCGTGTTGCTTCCCAGGGCTGTGCTGCTAGCGTCTCCTCGGTTTCAACAACCGTTGTGACTCACAGCTTTGATACCCAGGATGTTATTGTTCAAATCTATGAAGTATCTACCGGAAATACCGTTTATGGTGACATAAACCGTGGAACCAATGACTCCGTCACGGTTGTACTGCAAGGAACAATTGCTCTAGGTGATTACAAAATCATAGTCACCGGATAGGAAACCATGAAAATTACAGCAGAACAAAAAGCAATGGCAGCATCGTACGCAAGAAGCGTCCTTGGTGCAGCAGTCGCAACATATGTAGCAACTAACGATTTAAAACTTACTGCTAACGCTCTCTGGGCAGCAGCACTACCTGTTATCCTTCGTTATCTGAATCCAAAAGATACAGCTTTCGGCAAGAAAGCTTAACGCTTAGCCCTGAGGGGCATTAACAAGAGAAACGACTGAGGTCATGGCTCAAAAATTTATAACCCCTATTGCTATTAAGCAGCTGTCGTCTGCTGGCTCTGATGGGTTGACAATTTTTGTAGACCAAGATACTTTCGCAAGACTTCAAATTCAAGGTGGCGGACGTCTTGTTTGGGGTGATGGAGAAACTGCCGGCGATGTAAACCTGTATCGCGACGAAGCAAACGTTTTAAAAACAGACGACACCTTTAAGGTCCCCGCCCTTTTCATTGACGGAATAGAAGTAGACACGACTGGCGCAAGCGGTGACCAGGTTCTCAAATTTAACGGAACCAAGTTTGTTCCAGGCACTGCATCGACTGTCGCATCCATTGATGACTTAACCGACGTAACAATAACAAGCATTACAACTAATCAGGTTTTGCAATGGAACGGCACTGCTTGGGTGAACGCCAACGCTGCAGGTGGAGCAACAATCTCCGACACCGCTCCGAGCACTCCTGTTTCTGGTCAGATTTGGTTTGAGTCCGATACTGGTAAAACTTTTATTTACTACGACTCTCATTGGGTTGAAGTTGGACCACAGCCTCTTGGTCCTTCGGGTCCGTCTGGTCCTTCTGGTCCTTCTGGTCCACAAGGCGTATCTGGCGTAAGTGGTGTTTCTGGCGTTTCCGGCGTAAGCGGAACACCTTCGTCCGTAGCTGGTCCTTCTGGTCCGACCGGTCCTTCTGGTCCACAAGGTGTTTCGGGAGTCAGCGGTGTTTCGGGTGTAAGTGGTGTTCCTGGAGCACAAAATGCTCACGCCACTGTAACTACGGTTGTTGACACGCAAGGCGCAAGTACTTACTTTGCTGGAACTGCAGATGCAAGTGAAGGCTACGGTGTTGGTGCCTACATTGAAGCAGATGCCAATGGTGCTATTTCTACAGCAGGCGGAGCAACAATTGTTGTTGGTGACCGTGTTCTTTTTTCGGGGAGAACTAATCCGATTGAAAATGGTATTTATACCGTAACAAGTCTTGGCTCCGGTGGTTCAAAGCACAGGTTTACTCGCGCAACCGACTTTGATAACAGCCTTGCTGGCGAAGTTGAAAACGGAGACTTCTGTCTTGTTGAAGCAGGCGATAAAGCAGGCAGAACATATATTCAAACCGTTACAGGTACTGCCGCAAACAACGCCATCAAAATCGGTACTGACAATATTCAATGGGTTGAAACTGGTGGTATTGGACCTGTAGGCCCAACTGGACCAACCGGCCCTCAAGGCGTAAGTGGTGTTAGCGGAGTTTCTGGTGTATCTGGAGTGTCGGGTGTATCTGGAACGCCTTCATCGATAGTTGGTCCTACGGGTCCAACTGGACCAACTGGTGCAACGGGTCGTGGATACGCAGGAATTACCGGAAATGCCAGCGGCGATTCGATTTCTGGTCTTGGATTTACGTACATGATTACGTGTTCCAATACTGGAGCATTTGCTAATGGCGATTATGTAAAAATTTCAATTAACTCAAGCAATTACATTCGAGGCACAATTGCGAACTTAACTCAAGATTCTGGGTTTGATTTAACTTCAGACTTTGAAACTGGTTCAGGTTTACTTAACCCAGTAACTATTTCTTTTATTGGTATCTCTGGTGCAACAGGACCGACAGGACCGACAGGACCTTCTGGCGTTTCTGGAGTAGTAGGCCCTTCTGGTCCTCCAAACGGAGCGTTGGGCTCAACTCATGTAGGAACTATCGGCGATGGAACCAATACTACTTTTGTAATAAATCACACGTTATCAACTAGGGACGTTATTGTTGTGGCGCGCAATGTTGCTAGTCCGTACGAAGTAATCGAAGTTCAATGGGAAGCCACGACAACAAGCTCGGTAACAGTTAACTTCAGCGTTATCCCTGCTGCAGACTCAGTGCGTATAGTAATCTACTCATCAACTCTCGGAGAGAACGTAACGGTTCCATCCCTAAACGTTTTAACAAACGTCACGATGTCAGACGTACAAGTAGACGATGTAGTTAAATGGAGCGGTAGTGCATGGATAAACGGAGTTTCATCCAGTGTTGGAGCAATTGACGACCTTACGGATGTAACAATTACGTCTGCTGCTAGTGACGACATCCTGAAGTGGAACGGAACCGCTTGGGTAAACGACTCGACACTATTAGCAGCAAAAGCCCCACTCGCTTCTCCAACATTTACTGGTTCAGTAACACTTGCCGCAGACCCGGCATCGGCATTGCAAGCAGCAACAAAACAGTATGTTGATAACATTGCTTCTGGTGTCCATTTCCATGCATCAGTGGTTGCTGCAACAAGTGGTAACCTCGCTGGAACATACAACAACGGAACTGCTGGCGTTGGTGCAACTCTAACAAAAGCAACAAATGGTTCAATTGGTACTATTGATGGAGCCTCGGTAGTTGTTGGAAGCAGAATCCTTGTTAAGTCGCAAACTGATTCAAAACAAAATGGTATTTACACCATTACGGCAGTCGGTAGCGTAAGCGCCCCTTGGGTAGTCACAAGAGCAACAGATACTGATAATAACCCATCTGGAGAATTGGCTCCTGGAGACTTCTGCTTTGTTATGGGTGGAAATACCAATGCTGGGTATGGTTTTATAAATAACAGTCCAACGAATCCAATTGTTATTGGAACCGACAACATTACTTACACTGTTTTTAATGCTGCACAAACGCTTACTAACGGCAGCGGAATCAATCTTGTATCTAATGTGCTTTCGGTTGATACGACAACGATTCAAGCAAGAGTTGCTGATGTTTCTGATACCGAAATTGGCTACCTAAATGGCGTTACTTCTTCAATCCAAACACAAATTGACGCCAAAGCGCCACTGGCCTCTCCAACTTTTACAGGCACGGTTGTTCTCCCTTCTGGGACAGTAGCAAGTGCTGATTTGGCATGGAACGTCTATGACGTCTTTGGGGACCTGCCAATAGCTAGCACTAGGCACGGAATGGTTGCCCACGTCAACGCAACGGGTCTTATGTACTATGCCCATGGTGGAGCTTGGTATGTTATGGCAAAGGCCGACTCGCCGACCTTTACGGGCACCCCGACTCTCCCTACCGGAACAATCGCCACCACACAGACTGCTGCGGATAGTACAACCGCCATTGCTACAACGGCTTTTGTAACAACTGCAGATAACTTAAAAGCCAACTTAGCGAGCCCAATATTTACCGGAACGGTTACCGGCAGTCCTGCCGCTGGAACAACTTCAACTGGCACTAGCGGTTTTGGTTATATGGGATTACCACAAAACACTACTACTACAGGCGCTTACGGGGTCGTTGCTGCCGACGCTGGGACACACATTTACTCAACTGCAACCCGTACGGTAACTATCCCTGCCAACGCAACAGTTGCTATGCCTATTGGCGCAACTATTGTATTTATTGCTGGCACGGGTGCAACGGTAACTATCGCAATCACATCGGACGACCTGTATCTTGCTGGCCCAGGAACGACTGGCTCTAGAACTCTTGCTCCTTTTGGAATGGCAACTGCTGTAAAAATAACCTCAACATCATGGATGATTAGCGGAAATGGGTTGACCTAATGGCTGGCGTTATCTCTGGACTAATCGGAGTCATGAAAAGAATTCCTCCATCTACTGTCGAATATCTTGTTGTAGCGGGAGGAGGAGGAGCATCTGGCGGTGCAGGCGGAGGCGGAGGCGGAGGCGGATACCGCACCGCAACAGGATTTAGTGTTAGCACAGGTGTTCCAATTACCGTAACTGTCGGTGCTGGTGGTATCGGTGGGGGCTCATGGCCTGCTGGTGGTTATTCTGCTTCCGGTGCTGGTCAAAATTCTGTTTTCAGTTCCATTACTTCTATCGGCGGCGGTAGTAGCGGTGGTCAAAACGATGTTGCAACAGGCGGTGGTTCAGGAGGCGGAGGTGGAGGTGGAACCAACCAGCCTTCTCAGCAAAATGCTGGGGCTGGAACAGTGGGTCAAGGCAATAGCGGCGCAATAGGAATTCATAATAACCGTGGTGGTGGAGGCGGTGGCGCAGGCGCTGCTGGTTCAGTTCTTAATGGTGGTAACGGACTTGCAAGTTCCATTACAGGAACATCTATTACTTACGCTGGCGGTGGCGGTGCAGGCGGTTATACAACTTTTGGCTTTGGCGGTACAGGTGGTGGGGGCAATGGTACCGCTTACTCAGATATGCCTACAGCCGGAGGGACCAACCTTGGCGGCGGTGGAGGTGGAGGTGGCGAATCAAACCCACATACAGGTTTTCAAACTGCTGGAGGTGGCGCTGGTGGTAGCGGGGTTGTTATTATTTCTTACCCAAACTCCTATGCTGACTTGACTTCTGTCAGTGCCGGTTTAACTTACACAAAAACCACTCCAGCAGGTTATAAAGTTTATAGTTTTACAGCAGGAACAGGAACGGTTACGTTCTGATGGCTTACAAAGAATACGCAATCTGGCTAGAAAGCCAACTAGGAGAACATAATGGCTCGTAAAAGGTTTGACACCGCTCCGGTATTCAACATTGACGACCAGTCAATAGTTGTTCAAAAAGTACAAGGTTCTGACGTATCCCTGTTTGAAGTTAAAGACCACGATGGTTCCGCTTTATTCACGATTCACAGCAGTGGGGCCGTTACCATGCCCCAAGGCATCTCAGGCACCCCTACGGCCCCTACAGCGGCCGTAAATACCAACTCCACACAGGTAGCCACAACTGCGTTTGTGATGGCTCAATACTCTGAGACAAACCTCGAAGCTCTCAAAGACGTAGTCGTAACAAACATCGCCACCGGTGACATTCTTAAATGGAACGGAACCGGTTGGGTTAATGACCCAGACTTCACTGCTGACAAAATCATCACCATCGGCGGCATGGCAACCCTTGTTTCCGATGACAATAAAGACAGAGGTGTTGAGTTTCGTTGGCACACTGGAGCAGCAGCTAAAACAGGATTTTTTGGGTTTGACGACTCGACAGGATATTTCACCTTTATCCCTCAGGCAGTAAATACGGCAAACGTTATATCGGGAGCTGCGGGAGATATTCAGGCAACCAACTTCCGTGGAGCATTAATTGGTAACGCCGATACTGCTTCAGCGCTTTTCTACACAAGAACAATAGCCCTCACAGGCAGTGTTACCGGAACGGTCAATACAGACCTCAGCGGCAACGTATCTATTGCTACGTTAATCGCCAACGATTCTGTAGCACTGGGAACACAGACCACAGGCAACTATGTTTCTGGCGTTACGCAAGGAACAGGAATAACGGTCACTCATACGCCTGGTGAGGGTTCATCGGCCGAGGTTGCGCTTAATGCAACTTTAGACAACTTGTCAGATACGACCGTTCCTACTCCTTCATCTGGAGACTACTTAAAGTGGGATGGAACAGCCTGGGTTAACGATGTCATCAACCTCGGAACAGATACAACAGGAGATTACGTAGCCTCTTTAACTGAGGGAACCGGCGTAACGATTATCAACAACACTGGTGAAACGGCTAGCCCAACCATAAGCATTGGGCAAGCAGTCTCTCCTAACGACAACGTAATTTTCAACAACGTTACGGTCGGGGGAAACCTGACCGTAACCGGTAGCACTGTCAACCAAACCACGGCAACACTTGACGTAGCCAACAACAAAATCACCCTTAACGCAAACGTGACAGGGGCCCCTACTTCTACGGGTGAAATTGAGATTAACCGCGGTTCAAGCGCCGACGTAAGACTTCGATGGAATGAAACCCTAGACCTCTGGGAGTACACCAACGACGGTACCTACTACTACAGAATTGGCTCGGCGCTGATGACCGTGTCCACTACGCCTCCTGCGGACCCATATGAGGGGGACTTGTGGTTTGAGTCTGACAGTGGTTTGACTTTCGTTAGATACGACAGTTTCTGGATTGAAATAGGAACTTCGGGAATCGGCGTGGTGACTGGAAGCAGTGCTCCACCAAACCCTGCCAATGGTCAAGCGTGGTACAACTCAACCAGTCAGACATTGTCTGTTTATTACGGCGGTGCGTGGGTTCAAGTGGGTGCGGCAACGCTTGCAGGGTCGCTCCCCCTTGCTGTTAAGGGTGATATTGTTGTCGGAATAGGCAGCGGTGCCGTTGCTGCTTTATCAACAATTCAGAATGGGTATGTTTTGCAGTCCGATTCATCACAGGCAACGGGTCTCAAGTGGGTAAGCGCCGACTCGGTAAGCAACAATGCCGCCATAGCGGTTATAATGGGAGCATTCTAGTAATTATGAAAGACAATAATGGCTAACACCGCAAAACCTCTTTTTCGTGGAGTGGCATCGACCACGCTTTCTACGGTTCTATATACTGCCCCCGCTAGCACGACGGCAGTTGTAACCAGCATCGTCATCGCCAATACGGCGGGTGCTCCGGCTACCTACACCCTGACTTTGAACAACATCGTCATGTCTCCAAACATCGTAATTGCAGGTAACTCCATGGCTGTTTTTGACGTCAAGCAGGTCATTGAAGCCGGCGAAACAATTAAGGGCGGAGCTTCTTCCGTCGCAGTAAACTTTCATATAAGTGGAATGGAAATAGCGTAATGGGTGTATCTCAGTTTCCGCCTAGTGACACAATTGTCAATGGAACGCCTGTTCTTGTTGACCCAGTTAACAGGTTTCGTGTATCTCAGCCTCAGGCACTTATCGACACTGACTTTGAGTACGGTACACAAATCTCAAAATGGGAAAACCTTGGTTTAACCAACAACCGTCCATTTGTTTATAACACCCAGGTTCCTATTACTACGGTAACAGCAGTCAGTCAGCCAACTGGTTCACGAACAGTAACCGTAACTTGCTCAAGTGGAGCGCCTGCAGTCAATACTGCAGTGTCTGTTCAGGACACCTTTCTTGCTATCGCCAACGGAAACTACCTTGTGGAAACATCGAACGGTTCTACTTCATTCACGTATACCGCAAAAGCGGTTAACACGAGCACTGTCATCAACATCTTTGATGCCAACAAAACAATCTTCTCTACTGGGGCAATATATACCGGTGCCCAAATAGGTGCCGCCCCATCTAGCGTTACTTATTCCGGGACAACGATTCTTGTCGTGACTACGGTTCCTCACGGACTGTCACTCGGAAACGAAATAGCCGTAATGGGTCTGACTGCGTCAACCAACGCACCTAACGGTTCTTTTGCCGTTACGGGAATCGTAGATGCGGTGACGTTTAGATACAACGTTATTACAGCTCCAACAGGCACAATTGGTTTCTCGGTTGGAAAAGTTTTCACACGGCCGCAGGCTCAGTTCTTGCACAGGCCGTTTGATGGTGGTGTAATTTTCTCATCCAACGGAACATCAAACTTCGAATCAGCAATTCGTCAAACACGTCGTTACTTCCGATACCAGTCCGGTAAGGGTGTGCAGATGAGTTCAGGAACGTTGCTGAAACCCGACCTTCAGTTGGATTCACTAACTTCAGTCGGAACAACAGTAACTGTACAAACAAAAGAAAAACACAACCTTCAGCCCGGCTCTACTATTTTCGTTCACGACGCTAACGAAACCGCATACAACGGAACATTTACTGTTTATACGGTTACTGGTTACAACACCTTGACCTACATAGCACTAAGTGTTCCAAGTGCTTCAACGGCTTCCGGGCAGTATTACATTACGGTTTCCACGTGGTACGGCTGCGTAAACAGAATTGGTATTTTTGACCAACAAAACGGAATGTTCTTTGAGTTCGACGGAGTGACACTATGGGCTGTAAGGCGCTCGTCAACTTTTCAGATATCCGGAAAAGTTAGTGCGACTAACGGAAGTTGCGACATAAACCAAACCGATGCATCTTTTCCCACAAGGTTTGCTAAACAGTTAAAAACAGGTGACTATATTGTTTTGCGCGGTCAGTCATACAGAGTTATGGACATATCCAGCGACACCAACATGACAATCAACCCCGCATATAGAGGTGCAACTGCTGACATGGTTATCGTATCTAAAACCATAGATACGAAAATTGCCCAAGCAAATTGGAACGTAGATAAATTCGACGGCACAGGCCCTAGCGGATACAATCTTGATTTAAGTAAAATGCAAATGTTTTACATTGACTATTCATGGTATGGAGCAGGTTCTGTCAGATGGGGGCTTCGTGCCGCAGATGGAAACGTAACGTATTGTCACAAAATGTTGAACAACAACACCAACAGTGAATCGTTTATGCGCTCAGGAAACTTGCCTGGACGATACGAATCAATGACTCAGCCGCCTGATACGGAAATAACTCAAACATTTTCTTCGTCAGCAACAACGCTTTATGTTACGAGTACTAACGGTTTCCCGTCTGCTGGAACATTAGTGGTGTCGAACAACCTGTATGGTTGGGAATTTATCAACTACACAGGAAAAACAGAAACGACATTTACTGGGATTACCCGTGCACAAACCGGAAACCCCAGCCTTGCTCTGACTGTTTCAACTGGAAGTAACGTGTGTACCGTGGCGTCGATTGCAAACTTACAAGTTGGTCAGCGTCTTTCTGGTCTAAACATTCCCGAAGGAACGTTTATCTCCAAAATTACTAACTCGACAACAATCGAGCTAAGCCAAGCAGTAACGGCATCAAGTCCTACTGTTGCAGCCATTCCCATGGCCGGTGCTCCAGTTACGTTTAACTATTCATCAACCAACCCTGTCAACGTAGAGCTTGCTTATCCTACATATGCCCCATCCATCTCCCACTGGGGTACATCAATCATCATGGACGGCAGATTCGACGATGATAAGTCTTTGGTTTTTACCTATGGCCAGTCAACTGGTGTGTCCGTAGCCGCAGGAGCAACTAACGCAATTCTTGCAATTAGAGTGTCCCCGTCGGTGGACAACGGAACCTCAGGTGTTTTTGGTAGCCGTGAGTTGATAAATAGAATGCAGTTAATTTTGCGTGCTCTTGACTTAACAACAACTACTAGTAACGCCAACCTGCTAGTAACTGCAACATTGAATGGAACGCCAAGCCAGACAAGAACCTGGACTAAGCCTTCTGTGTCAACATCAAGTCTTGCTCAGGTAGCCAACTTTACATCTGGAGCAACCGTTACTGGCGGTGAGGTAACGGGTGGGTTTTTCGTTAGCACGGGAGCAAACTCAATCGACCTAAACCCGGTACGAGACTTGGGAAACTGCGTTCTTGGCGGAGGTGGTTCTGACACATCGAGCGGCATTTATCCGGATGGTCCTGACGTGTTGATAATCTCGGTAACCAACTTGGGAAGTTTGTCGGCCACCGTATTTAGTCGTCTTTCTTGGACGGAAGCGCAGGCTTAATCATGCCTCTTATTGACTTTCCCAACTCGCCCACTACGGGAGACACTTTTACAGACTCTGGTAAAACGTGGAAATATACCGGATACGCATGGACGGTTATAACTATTCCAACAGCCGTGGTTAACGGTTCTATTACCCTTGCTCAAATAGATACTGCCGGTGCCGCGGTTGACCAGGTAGTTGCTTATGACGGAAGTCAGTATGTACCTAGCTCTCTTGTTAGGGATAACTACATCCGCTTATCCATGGAGGTTTTCTAATGGCCATAGTTCAAAAACGTCTTTATGTTAGTGGGGCTCCGTCGCCACAGCAACTGTCGGCAACGTCTGTTGTCTACTACACAGTTCCGCTCGACACAACGACCGTCGTAAAGCAAATCATTCTCACTAATACTACGTCCGCAGCAAAGACCGTTACCGTGCGACTCAAACCGCTAGGTGTAGCAGAAGTAGCAACGCATGACATTCTTAGTTCTGTTGCAATTGCAGCAAATGAGACGATGGCTTTCAATTGTTCGTTGGTTTTAAACAATAACGGTTCGACAGCAAATGCTACAAACAGTGACCAGCTGACTGCGTTTGCCAGTGTTGCCACTTCGGTAAACATCACAATCGTCGGCATAGAAGAGACATAATGGCTGGCGTGGCCCGCTATCCAGCCTTGAATGCTTTTGGGCAATTCATTGATGCTGCCGATTCTGTTTACGGTTCTGGGGCTGATGGTTCAGCGACCCTTAATGGCTCATCCACTGTTTTGGGGATGATTCCGGCATCAAACGTTTATTCCATGGTTGCGGACTTGTATCTGTTCAACCTAACGATTAATGACAACATTCATTTAAAACCAAACGGATATCGTTTGTTTGTCAAAAACATACTCACACTAGGAACATCTTCCCGTATTGGATACATAACTGGGTATTCGGACAGTGGCTCAATACTCCAGGGACAGGTAGCTTCCTTGGCTGTTGCTCATTCTCTTGGTGGTTCAGCAACTGGCTATACGGCAACTGCCCCATTAGACTCCTTGGGAGGAGCTAAGTATTTCCAGCAACCAAGAAATGCGGTTCTAGGATATTCTCTTACTGCTTCGGGTGGCCCAACATATCTTCGTGGTGGAGCCGGTGGCGCTGGACAAAAAGGTGGCGGAATAGTAATAGTCGCCGCAAGGTATATCTCGGGTCCACTAAGCGGCACGGCCGAGATTTCAGCAAAAGCAACTGCCCCTGCTGGCGGGGGAGTTGTCCTTGTGGTTTCGTCGGCAGCCGGTCTTCCTGCAAACGTCACAACAGATGTAACTGGACAGAATCCTGGCACTGTAAATTACATGCAGTTGGTTTAAAATGGCTGGCATAGAGAAGTTTAGGACTCAAAGCTTTTCGCAAAGACTAGGTAACGACGACATCTATGGTCAGGGTACTGATGGAAACGTTACTGTTTCGTCAGATACTTCCATAACGAGCGATATGTACTACAACAACCTCACTGTAAACTCGGGAGTTTTGTTAAAGACAAACGGCTACAGAGTTTTTGTTAAAAACACACTAACGCTAAATGGCTATATTGGTTCCGGTTCTGTTACTGCAGGTGTAGTTGGAGAGCCGACCGCAGTAACAACTAAAACTACTGTGGGAACAAACACCGTTCCTATTACCTACAACGCTGGTGGAGTGGGCGGAGGCGGAACAAACCCAGGCGGCAATCCGCTCCCGCTGTATTTATTTAAGTCAATCGATGCGATGGCTGGTGGCTTAGTTCCAACCCCGTCAGGTTTTCAAAACATAGGTGGAGGAGTTGGAGGTACTGCTGGTGCTCCAACCGCAGGAGCCGCACCGTCTCCAGGAAGTCCAGGCACAGCAGGAGCGGCTGGTTCGTACGCTCCAAACGCACACACTGTTGGTGCAGTCGGAGGCAGAGGGGGGACTGGTGGAACTGGAAATGCTGGGACGCCTGGAACTTCCGGAGTCAGTGGAATTGGCGGAGCAGGTGGAGCAGTTGTTTGTGTAGTAGCTAAAACGGTTGTAGGAACAGGGAAAATAATTTCACTGGGAATGTCGGGTGTCGCAGGAACGGCGGGTGGCGCAGGTACTGCGGGTACTGCGGGTGGTACGGGAACACCCGCCCCTGCTTACTCACACCCCAATCCGAACGTTAACGTTGCGCATCCCGCAACCCATAACCCTGACCATCATCACTATTACACTAATCACTCAAACATGCATAAGCATGGCGTTCGGCAGCACGTCCAGCAACACGAAAACGTTCAAGAGCATGTTCATGCCCTTACCGACGCCAAGCATGGGGCTCATGGTGCCCACTCGACCCCTCACCACTTTCATAGAGGAACCCCGCATCACCACGCGACCCCTCATCACCACCACAATGGCCATCACCATTCCCCCCACAACGATGGACCCCACGGTGGAGCACACCACTGGGAACCGCACTGGTGGCACGCTTATTTTCAGATAACTCATCATTATCCATTTCCTCACTATCATCAAAAACCAAACAGCCATGGTGGCCATTCACACGGCGCGACCACGGGTCATAATCACCACATGGATTGGATAGGTAATGCCGGAGGGAGTGACAACCATATTCACTTTGGCAATAACCACCCTCATCACAATAACGGAGTTGGCGTTGGGGCCGTTTTTTATGCAGGACCCTCAGGGACTACCGCAAGACATTCTCATCACCCCAATAGCGTTTCAACACATGTTGCGCCAACAGTATATCCAGGCGGAGCAGGAGGGGCAGGAGGAGCAGGAGGGCCAGCGATTGCTGGTCCAAATGGAAAACGTGGTGGGGCCGGTGGCGGCGGTGCTATCCTTATCGTCACGGACTCAATAGCAAACACAATCACTTACGATACTCGCGCAGGACTAACGGTCGACTCAGACAACTATGTTGCCTCCGCGGGTGCAGCGTACGTATTAATTAATTCGTAGGAGAAATCATGGAATTCAACTTAACGCAAGCAGAAAAAATTGAACTTTGTCAAAGTTCAAAATCCGGAATAGAAAAAGAGCTGTATACGCTTCTTGTTCGTTTGAATGTTGACCCAGAAACTTTTGATGAAGAAGTTGGCTTTACTGGAACAAATTTCACTGGTGAGTACATTCGTATCCAAGAGTTAGTTAATGCTCTCAATCGGGTAAAAGTAAAAATTACCGAACTGTCGTGAAAAGGTTTATTCATGTACCAGTAGCCCTACTTTTAGAAAACAATGAAATCCCCTTAAAGGCCATAGAGTTGGCAAAAAAAACAATGCTGTCCATACAGGTTGGGGAAGACAACAAATACACAGATATTTGCATCGTTAGTGTCCCATACAAAAAAGTGGTAGAAATACCGCCTACCGTTGAGTCTGGATACGTTTTCTGCATTGACCTGACAGACGAATTTGTTTTTTTTGGACGCGATGCTCGATTGATTGCTACTTCAGAAACCGGGGAAACGGTAATTACAAAACCTTCCGTTCGTCAGGTTCATAGCTTGCGTTTTCGTTCAAGATACGTTAGTCTGGGAAATTGGAAGTATAAAATTACTGTTTCTGAAACAGAAGACTATTGTTCTGGGGAATTTAGGGTTATATGAAAAATACAAAAATAGCACCGTGCGTATCCCTGTATGAAGACGTGTTCCCTGAATCAGTAGCGATTGAGTTCTTAGCTAAAGTAGAAGAAGAAACTGCGAACGAGTGGTCCGGCCTCGAATGGGACTACGGTAAAACCGGAGCAGGGTCAACGACCGATACTAGAACTTCTATTAATTGTGTTCTTACGTCTTTGCTCCCTCCGTATGAAAAAACTGAATTATCTGATTTCTACCAAAAAAACATTTTTTTACCCTGCATGGCGGTCGCCGAAGATTACCGTCAAGAATTCATGATAGAGGACGCCATCCCTGAAGAATTTGCAATCCTCAAATACTACCAAGGAGGAGAATATCGTGCTCACTATGACCACTGGAGAGACAATAGGCGTGTTTTTAGTATTGTCGCATCCCTTGGGGAAGCCGAAAGTGGCGGAGAATTAGAGTTTCCCACCTTTGATGTGACCGTCAAGCTGAAAACAGGTTCGGTTCTTATGTTTCCTTCAAATTTCCCCTACTTGCATGTTGCCCATCCCGTCCTTGAAGGCGTTAAGCACTCTCTAGTGACATGGTTTTGCTAGTAGAGTAAGATTCAGTTATGGATTACAAACAAGAAAAAAAACCATTTATTATTACCATCGTCGGGTCTGGAACAGCAGGACTGCTTGCTTCTTTAATTTTGCGCAAAGCCTTTCCCATAGCTGGGATAAAAGTTATCTCGTCTTCAAAAATTGGGATTATTGGTGTAGGTGAGGGAAGCACGGAACACTGGCGTCAGTTTGCTGACCTATGTGACATCCCTATTGAAGAAATGCTTGTCGAGACAGCTGGTACGCATAAGTACGGAATTAGATTTGAAAACTGGACAACAAAAAATCCTGACTATTTTCATAGCGTAGGTGACGTAGATGATATTTATGCTTTTGGAGCACACGCAACTTATATGCAATATCTGGAAGAGGGGAAGCTTTTGACCCCACAGATTACGAACGTTGCATTGGTAAAAGACAAAATCAGCAAAGCGGGAATGCACCGGTCTACAAATCAATACCATTTTGATACGCATAAGCTAAATAATTATCTAATTACTCTGGCGTTCAAGAGACAGATTGAGTTTATTGAGGCAGAAGTAGATTCTATTAATCTTGATAGCGAAAACGGAAATATACTATCCGTAGTAACCAAATCAAATGAAACCATTGCGTCAGACTTTTGGTTTGACGCTAGTGGCTTTAGCAGAATATTGATGAAAAAACTTGGGGCAGATGATTGGTCTTCTTTCAGTGACCATCTTTTGTGCGATACGGCAATTGCGTTTCCTACGGAATCTGACCCCAACGGAAGAATTCGTCCCTACACACGTGCTCGTGCTGCCTCTTCCGGGTGGCTCTGGGAACTCCCCACTCAAGAACGGCGTGGAAACGGATACGTATTTTCGTCTAAATTTATAACCGAAGAAGAAGCGGTACGTGAAGCCGAAGAGATGTCCGGCTACAAGATTGAAGCCCATCGTGTTATTAATTTTGACGCGGGCTATCTAAAGAACACATGGGTAAAGAACTGTTGTGCAATCGGGCTGGCTTCTTCTTTTGTGGAGCCATTAGAGGCCTCTAGCATAGGTTCAACAATTCAGCAAGTAAAACAAATTGTCCCCTATCTTGCTTCGTATCAACCTGGGCACACAGCATCTCAGAAACACTTTAACGCCAGCATGAAAATAATGATGCGCAATATTCTTACGATGGTTCGTCTCCATTATTATTCGGATAGGCAGGACACTCCATTTTGGCGGGAAATGTCAGTAACGCCACTCAATGAAGAATTGCAGGAGATGATTGAGTTATGGGCGGAGCGTCCACCAACCAGATTTGATTTTAGTGCATTAAACGGCGAGATGTTTTTGTCGGCACACTTGTGGCATGTTGCTCAAGGTCAAAACGCCATCAATCCAGATGCGGCCACCACTGCCCTCAATAGGCTTGGGATACGGCAAAGCGTTGAGAAAAAAATTGCAGAATACAAAGCAAATCGGAATAGTGGCGAACAAGTCGACCACGCTACTGCTTTGCGGGAAATTGTGTTGATTGACAAAGAATGGAACCAATAATGACCAAGATGCCGCCAGTAAAACCTGGACAAATAAGATTCACACCGATGGATAACAGATTGATGGAGATGCCTCCATTTGTTAACACAGTACAGAATCCTCCTATGTGGTTTAAGAAAATTGGTAAGCATCAGGGCTCCATTCGCAAATGCGCTGGAACAATAGATTTTCTTACTGCTGGCGTCACTATTCCTATGTGGACAAATTTTAGATTCCGTCTAGACCCAAATGGCGAGACATGGGAAACGGCGGGGGACGATTTTGCACCACAAGCTGGGATAAATTCAATATCAGGATTTTCTGCTCACTCCACCGGTGAATGCCCAATGACTGCTGTCAGAAAAGTAGCAACGGGCCAATACCCAAAGATAATTAATCCGTGGCGCTTTGAAACAGCCCCAGGCTGGTCGTCGATGATTCTCCCACCGTACTGGGAACCAAACGAGGACTACACGCTCGTTCCGTCAATCGTTCATACGGATTTCTACCACTTAGCAAACATGGTTATTAACCCTATTGGTGATAGGCCGTTTTCCATAAAATACGGAACACCGATGTGTCAGGTAGTTCCGTTTAAGCGCAACTCCGACTTTGGGGAAATAATCTTCAACGACGAGTCTTACTTTAAATACGTTGCTACAACAGGGTTTGGGACAGGGCACGTTGCCCCAAGCGATGGGACTGCTGGTCCTTATCGTCGCAATAGGGTAATTGTTGATAATGCTTTAGATAAGCAGTCTGAACAAAAAGGTATAATTAAAAAAATACTCAAAAGGAAGTAAAAAGTGAATAACACGTCTCAAATAGACCCATCTCTTTATGGTTGCTACTACGTTCATGAATCCTTGGACGACTTCAAACTTTACATAAGACACCCAAACGGAGATGTTGAATATACGGAATATGACATCTTTATTGCAGATAACTACCAGATAATTGCTTTTCGTAATTTCGACCTGGGAAAGACTGACTACAATTATGTTCTCGTTAACGAAGAGGGCGAATCAATCGTCCAGTGGATGCCTTACGAGCATTTTTATGAATATGCATTTATGTCCAGTCATCTTGAAAGTGATACGTTTTCTTTCTATAATTCAGTGTCAATGAAGCAGCAAGTAGAGTCAAAATTTGTCAATGCGTATTGGGACTACAAGAACAGGTGCGAAACACATTTATTCATGGCGATGGCGTATCCGGTGGGAGATGGGATAAAACCATTCATAGCTGACCTAAATAAAATAAACAACAACACAATTAAACGGGTTGCAAGCTTGCTGAGTGTTGCTGGAACATCTACTGTCAGCTACATGCGGGTTTCCGATATCGGAACTTCCTATAGAGACTGGCCTGCCGTGGTTGGCATGTCAAAGACTTTTATGGGCTGCATGAAACTAGTAATCGAGTGGGCTTCTTTGGCCGAAGAACCTTTTAACGTTACGGATGAAATAGCGCTTGATGCAAAGAGTTATCTTGAGGCGATAAAAATGCCCCCAGAAGTTATTGACGAGATTAACGAGTATCAAGAAAACATGCCGGTTTACAGATACCTCCTAGAAACAGATAACCCGAGGCAAGACTTTATTGAACAGATAGACATAAGCCCACTATTTCTTGACTGGCTTAGAAAAAAACTGCGCTATATTTCCCTGAATTCCCTCGTTGCAAATTACCCACAGGATATAACCATTGATTCAAACGTTTTAGCGGTAGAGAATTCTAAAATAGAAGGCGTTATATATAAAACTTGTTTGGATTTTAAGATAGACAGCAGCAATACGACGGCAGAAGAAATTTTTGAGTTTATTGAGAAGTCCGAAAACTTACTTATTCCAACAGTGCGCCCAACAGGTGCCGAGGAAATAGCAGCAAAAAAAGCACTTCTTTCTTATATGACCTATAACTAAAATGTCCAAGTTTGGCGATTACCGTTATCAAACAGATAACTTAGTCTTCCCCAATACGGAAGAGGGTTGGAAAAAGTTAGGGTGGAAGTTACACTTTTCCGGCGGTGCAATATTAACAATTTTTCACCTGTTGACACTGGAATATAAAGCGAGGAAAAATGCTGAAAAAGGTAATACAGGCAACAAAGACAATGTCCCACAAGGGATACTGGACTAGACCAAACGTCGTAGAAGCTTGGGGCTTTGCTACCAAAATCGCCATCATCTTTCCCGGCCTGCTTCTTGGGTACCAGTGGTGGTGGGTTTATATATTTGCCATCGCTTCGAGTATCGCCCTAATTTGGTCATCTACCGAAAAGACGCTCCCCACGATTATCCTTTTCAATGTTATGTGGGTGATTTTGGCTAGCCTTTCAATTCTTAAACACTTCTGGTGGTTTTAAGCCTCACAATCAGTTCGGGGTATAATTAGCCCTATGGCTATCGATTTCCCCAACTCACCTGCGCCGGGCGCATCGTTTACGACAAACAATAAAACGTGGACATTCACTGACGGAAAATGGGCTCTTTTTGTAAGCACTATGGGCGTTGTTGGCCCGACAGGTCCAACAGGAGCAACAGGGCCTGCAGGGGGTCCCACTGGGCCTACTGGTGCAACTGGACCAACAGGTTTGACTGGGGCAACAGGGCCAACAGGAATTGCTGGACCAACAGGAATTACTGGACCAACAGGAATAGCTGGGCCCACTGGTCTGACAGGTCCGACTGGTCCGACTGGCTTAACGGGAGCCACGGGTCCTGCGGGAGGACCGACCGGTGCAACTGGTCCGCAAGGGGTTAGTGGCGTGCCTGGGGTTAGCGGAGTCCCAGGAGTCAGTGCTGTGGACCCCAAAATCTATGTTACAAAGTACACAACAAACGGTAGCGGAACATGGACTTGTCCTGCTGGTGTCACGCAAATAAAACTGACACTTATTGGTGCAGGCGGTGGGCAAGGATTTGCCACACTTACAGTAACCAACTACGCTACTGTATCCGCGACTTCCATGATGGGCTACGAAGATGGTGGCTCAACAACCTTTGTTGCTGGTGGGACTACATATACCGCTCTTGGGGGCAAACAGGGACCGATTAAAACCGAGACTATTACTGGTGATATTATTTACGGAACTAAACTTAGTGGCAGTTCAAGTAACAATACATCCAATTTTGACGCAGAAAATAGATACCCTGGCTCTGGAGGAATTGGTGGTGTCGCAACTGCTGTTGCTGTGGAGACTAGAGAGCAGGATAGTGGTGACCTTGTTTATACTAGGGTTTCGGGAAGAATAGAAGCGAGTCGTGGGCAGGATGGAGTAACGGAAGTTTTTCAAGTAACTACCGTTCCGTCAACTGTCTACTCGTTTACCGTGGGCATGGCTAATGGGTACACAGGCACCACCCTTGCGAACATGGGTTCAAATGGCGCTGTCATTATTGAGTATGTTGTCTAGGGAGATATTATGGAATACACATATGAAGTAAACGACAAAAATGAAGCAACCATTACATGGACTGGGGAAATTAATGGTTCTTCTTTTTCTCGCACAATAAGTCAATTTAACTTCCCTCACAACTGGATGCCGTGGACAAAAGAAGACGCTGAACAATGGGCTGAAGAAACCATTCAAGCAATAAAGGACAACGGAGATGCTTATGACGCTCCCGTGTATGACCAAAATGAGCAGAGAGCAGCATACCTAGCTGCTAAAGCAGCGTTGGAAGCGTAACGACCATAGTTTTTGATTTCTTCAATTGGCATTATATTGCCACCTTGTTTCTTATGGTTCCCCTCAATCAGTTCAGGGTATAATTGCAGGCATGGCTATCGATTTTCCCAACTCCCCTGCTCCCGGTGACAACTTTACAGTTGACGGCAAAACCTGGTCGTACACGGACGGCAAGTGGGCACTCAATGTTGGGATTGGTGGGACCCAGGGCCCTGAAGGTCCTTCAGGCCCAACTGGTCCTGTAGGTTCGTCTGGAGTCCCCGGAGCAAGTGGCCCGACTAACGTGCGTGCAGACGATACTGAAGTAATATTTCTCATGGAGGTCATCTAAATGTCAGTAGTTCCTTATCGGTTCGGTCCCAAGGCCACCGTTACAACTTTTAGTTCTGGGGCTACAGGTGCCTATACAGCCACGGCTGCCGGAGTAGTAAAGCAGATAATCATCTGCAACACAAGCGCAAGTACCGCATACTGGATAACAGTAGGTGTCGCCGCTAATACCGTATCCAGCGATGTTGCTGCGCAAAGAATCTTGTCACAAATGAGCGTTTCCCCTAAAGAGACGATTACTTACAACACGAACACTTCTCTAGCCCTAGACGACATTATTTATTTTGTCAGTGAGAATGCCGCTATTACGGTAACGGTAAACGGCTACACCCTTTAGTCATGGCCGGAGTATCAAGATATCCAGTGTTGACGGCCTTCTCGGCTTTCATTGACGCTCCTGATTCCATTTACGGAACAGGGGCCGATGGTGCTGCAGTTCTGTCAACAACGTCTGGGAGTGGAGGAACGTACTCTGCTTCTCTTGGGTTAACTTATTCTTCTTCTGTTTTTACAATGACCAGAGACTTGTTTCTTGATTCATTATCTATCGATACGTCTATTCGTCTAGACCCGGCTGGTTACAGGATATTGGTAAAGGGACAGCTAAGTCTTGGCGAGGCTTCAGTAATCGGTTACACGACTGGGTTTTCGACTGCAGGCTCCATAGAGCAAGGCGGAGCCGCTGCTACTTCAGTAACCCATAGTCTCGGCGGGAACGCTTTGGCTACTTACACCGCTACGCCACCAACTGCCGCCATGGGTGGGGTTGAGTACTACAAACAGCCAATTCAAGCAATTCGCGGATATTCGATTACAGCGTCTGGTGGACCAACTTTTCTTCGCGGTGGAGCAGGCGGAACAGGGCAGGCAGGCGGAGGAGTAGTAATAATCGCTGCTCGCTACATTGTTTCTACAGCAGTATCCGTGAATGCTAAAATTGCGGCACCAGCAACCTCTCCTGGCGGCGGCGGAGTAATTCTTGTTATTTCTAGCGGTTCTTCCTTGCCGAGCAATGTCTCTACAGATGTAACCGGAGCGAATACTGGTACTTATAACTACATGCAGTTGGTATAACAATGGGAATTGGAGTTGTCAGGTTTAGACCTGGTACGGAATCTAAAGAGTACACACAGAGACTTGGAAACGACTCTGTGTATGGACAAGGGACAGACGGAACTGTAATTGTTTCAAACACTGGAACTCCAACTGTTTTGTCCAGAGACATGTACTACGAAAACCTAACGGTCAACAGCGGTTGCACTGTAATCACAAACGGCTTTCGAGTCTTTGTTAAAGGGACCTTAACCAACAACGGAACCATCGGAGCCACTCTTTCGCATACGTCCTTAATCCCGTCAGGAACAGTGGCTGGTGGGGCTGCTTCTATTGTTACTTACAGCTTGAGTCAGACTTCAGCTAATCCAATCGACCTGGCAACACTGAATGATTTGGAAAAATCAATTCGTGGTTATTTTGTAGATAATGCTGGTTCGATTCGTGTGCTTTCTGGTGGCGACAAGGGTGCAGATGGAAGTGGTGCAACCAGTGGCACGCTAGGAAATCCAGGAACCCTAGTTCCAGGGGTTGCAGGAAATCCTGGCACGGGAGGCAATCCTGGAATTGCTGGAACTGGAGCAAACCTTGGTGGTGCTGGAGGAGCTGGAGTAGCAAATGCAGGAAACCCAGGAACAGGTGGCAGTAACGGTACTGGTGGGCACGGAGGAAGTGGAGCTACCGCAGGAGGTGCTGGTGGGGCCAACCCAGGAGCGGCAGGAACGGGAGCTACTGCTGGTGGAATACACATTCCGTCTGGTTCGAACCACGGCAACACACACAATTCTTATGGTCTTTATGGTTATGGGCACGCCGGAAACCACGGCAACAATGGTGCAGCAGGGAACGCAGGCACTGCAGGAAACCATGGCAATCCAGGAACCAACGGAACAGGACATGGCGGAACTGGACACGCGGGTGCAGCAGGAAATGCCGGTACGGCAGGAAACGCAGGCAATGCAGGTAACCCAGGAAACAGTGGTGCGCCCAACGCAGGACATTTTGGTGCGGCAGGTTTAGCGGGCAACGCTGGAACTGTTGGAGCCGCAGGCAACGCAGGAAACCCTGGAGTAAGTGGCACGGGAGGAAGAGGAGGACCCGTTGTTTTGATTGTGGCTAAATATATTTCTGGCTCTGGCTCTGTTGTTAATGTTGGACAACCTGGCGGGGTTGGTTCTCATGGAACTGCAGGTGCGTCAGGTAATCCTGGGATTGCAGGGACTGGTGCTACGTCCGGTGGGGCCGGAGTTGTGGGAACTCTCGTCCCAGGCAATGCAGGAAACCCCGGAAACGTAGGAACTGGAGGCCACGGCGGAAGCGGTGCCACCGCAGGCGGAGCAAACCCTGGAGTAGCCAACGCAGGAACAAATGGAACAGCAGGAACGGGGGCCGCTAACGGAACTGGGGCCACTGCAGGTGCAGCTGGCAATGCGGGAGTAAATGACACTTATTACCAGTATGTCTCGCAGGCAGGAAACCCCAATGCTGCTTCCAACGCCCATGCGTTCCATGTCTCAGGTTATAGTCATATGAGAACATTTGGTGGTTCCGGTGGTCGCCCTGCTAACGAATCAAACAGTGCACATTTTCCTAGACATTCATGGAGAAACTCGACCGAACATGCTTTTCACTATACTGGTGCACCCGCAAACAGAACATGGCCTCGTGGCGCAAACCCAGCAAACGTCAACCACTTTTTCATAGGTTTAGGACATAATGAATTCAACGGACACGGTGCAGGGCATAACCATAACACCCACTACGGGCAGAATGCTGTTGCGACCAGTTATGGTGGCGCAGCCGGTAATTCTGGTACAAATGGTCATGGGCATAACGGCGCAGCAGGAACAGCAGGGAACCATGGAACTGCCGGCAACGCCGGCGTAGCAGGTAATCATGGGAATAACGGAACTGGACACGGAGGCGCAGCAGGAAATCCTGGAGCTGCCGGTAACGCAGGAACGGTTGGTGGTGCAGGCAACCCTGGGAACCCCGGAACCAATGGAGCACCCAATGCTGGCACCAATGGTCTAGCGGGGACCATGGGTAACGCTGGTTCTACCGGCCTAGAAGGCGGTATAATTGTTGTTACTGATTCATGGGGGCTTACTCAATCCTTGTCTTCTAGTACAAAAATAATAATTAACGCTTAAAGAGGAAAAATGCCAGAACTAAGAGACGAAATAACGACAGAAGAAACAGTAAATCTCCTTACCAAAGCGCTAGAGACCGCGTACTCTAATTTTTTCACAACTTGCATACAGTCAGGGATAGACCCTCTCACCGTAGACATGGATACTTTTGAAGTTCCTGAAGACGGCGAGTCTTATATGTATTCAACTCATTTCCGAATGTTGGTTGTAGGAATAAAGACTACACGGGCCAGCCTTGCTCGACTTCAGGCGGAATAAAGAATTAACTGCTATTGTGTCTATTTATGGATACAGTAATTTTTTGTCCAACAGAAGAAATGCTTCCCACAGCAGAGGAATTATCTAGACTCCACGTCGCCCCCATACTTATCGGCGACAACGAGAGAACCAAAGATTTGATTTTTGACAGAGACACCCCTCGTCCGATTTCTATCCCAACAGAGCATTCAATAAAGTTTTCTCATTCTCCTGTCAAGGTAAATCAATTAATTCGGATTGATTACAAAAACGAATTTCTCGTATTTGATGATGATGTAAAAATTAGTCTTTTTCTCTACATTGTGGGAGAGCCAAATGGGCACAGATTTCTAGATGTAAAAAAAATAAATAGGCATTCTATTCATTTTGGGCTTAATTTTGGTGCGCCGGGAGATTGTGCTATTTGCGTTTGGTATAAAGATAAGATTATTCACACTTTTGATTTTACGGTAAATGATGATGTCTGTTAACGAAATTATAGAAAGCTCAGAAATAGTAGAGTTGGCCCCTGGCGTAATTATGTACAAAAACATATTTTCACCTGAAAACATCATAGAACTTATTGAATCTGAGTCAAAAGAAGACTGGCCATACTTGATGTGGGAAAATTCAGAAACTGACAACGGTAAAATTTCATCGTACAGAATGTCTGTACAAATGGAGTTGAACCCCCTGCAAGCTAACAAAATAGAAAATATTCCAAGAATGAAACCGGCAGCAGTACTCTGGAAAAAAATATTCAAGAACATAGACGCAGCGGTTTATCATTATCGTGATAAGTACAGCCTTGAGCTGTCTACCGACGAAGGATACAGAGTATTAAAATACCCAAGCGGTGGAGAATACAGTTCTCATTGTGATTACGGCTCGGAAAATGGTCGCATTCTTAGCTGTGTCGGGTGGTTTAATGACGACTTCAACGGAGGCGAATTGGAGTTTGATTATTTCGGCATAAAGGTTTCTCCCTCTGCTGGTTCTATGGTTTTGTTTCCGTCAAACTATTTGTATAGACATACAGCTCACCCCGTAGAGGAAAACAATTTTGGCATCAAGTATGCCTTCGTAACATGGCTTAGGTAGCTCATGAAGGTTATGGTTGTAGGGGCAGGGACTGCTGGTCTTGTTGCGGCGATAGTTCTAAAAAGCAAGCTTCCCTTGCTTGACGTTTCAATTATTGAGTCAAAAACTATTGGCATAATTGGAGTTGGCGAAGGTAGTACGGAGCATTGGCATAGCTTTGTTGAAATAGCAGGAATAGACATTGATGAGATGGTCAGGGAAACTGCCGCTACGCACAAACTTGGTATTCGGTTTGAGAAATGGACCAATCACACTCCTGATTATTTTCACAGTATTAGTGGTTATTTTATTAAAAATGAAAACATACCTCTGTATGAATACATTCATGAGCAAGGCAAGCTGCTCACCAACACAATAACTCATCCTGGGTTTATTGAAACAAAAGTAGTCAAATCAGAACATATCCATAGAAACACAAATCAATATCATTTTGACACATTTAAGCTGAATCATTATCTTCAAAAAATTTGTTCCAGGAAAAATATAAAGATTTTCATAGATGACTTAGTCTCTTCTTTGATTGATGAAACCGGGTACATACAGTCGGTTGCGTCAAATTCAGAAACATATTATTCTGATTTCTGGATAGACGCTTCGGGGTTTTCAAAGTTCCTAATTAAGAATTTTGACGAAGCCAAATGGGTGGATGCATCACGATATTTACTTACGGATACGGCTATACCTTTCCCGACAAAACCTGACCCGAACGGTCTGATAAGGCAGTACACCAGGGCTATCGCCATGTCGTCTGGTTGGATGTGGGAGATTCCTACCCAGGAAAGACGTGGGAATGGTTACGTCTTCTCATCTGGTCATCTAGACGAAGAGCAAGCAATAAAAGAGATAGAACAAGTCACTGGTCATGTTCTCGATAAGCCAAGAGTTATAAAGTTTAATCCTGGGTACACCAGTAAGCAGTGGGTAAACAACTGTGTTGCCATTGGGTTGAGCAGTTCTTTTATGGAGCCACTTGAGGCTACGAGTATTTCTACGGCAATTCAGCAGGCTAAGGCGCTATCTAGTTTTATTCCATTTTTCAAACCCGGCTCTACGTCTCTTTCCCGAAAGTACAATTCGATTATGGAAAGTTTTCACGAGAACCTCATAGCCATGGTGAGCATGCATTACATATCGGACAGAAGGGATACCAGTTTCTGGAAAGACGCAGCAAGTGCCCCAAGGTCCCCTTTGCTTTCCGAGCTCTTAGAGTTGTGGTCAGAAAGGCCCCCTTCCACCAATGACGTCCCTCAGAGTGGATATGAACTTTTTCAGATAGCGCACTTCTGGCATGTGGCGCAAGGGCAGGGTTTGATAACAAAGGAATCATGTTCTCGGTCTCTTGATTATTATCAGAATCGGCACTATGCTTCATCTAGTCTCTCCGAAATAAGACAATCAAACATGAACCTTGAAACCGTATACCACCATGAAATCTTCTAAAAATGTTGTTTATCTAGATGGCGTATCCAGGGTAAACCAGTTACCCAAGTTGAAGCCAGGGGAAATATTAATAACCGCAGAAGACAATAGGTTGTTAGGCGATGAAGATATTATGCCCTACATGAACAAGTTCTCCAAAGACGACTGGACGACCAAAACCCCTCTAGAGGACGGTTATAGGTATTGCCCTGGCGGACAAGACCTGATGCATAACGGTGTGACCATCCCATTGTGGGCCGACCTACGAGTAAGGCCTCATCCCAATGGTATTGACATTCAGTCTGAGTTTAATGTCGACAGAAAAAACATAAAAATTATGGGCTCAATACAGCATTTTGAAAGAAAACAAACAGGGGACTGTCCGTTTACGGAAAGAAGAAACCCATCTGTTGGCGAAGGGCAATACATAAAGCTTGGGAATCCGTTTTGCTTTATGACGCCAAAAGGATATTCAAGCATTCTGACTGGTTCGCTTCTTAATCCAAGGCCCGAGTTTGACGTAATCCCGGGAGTAATAAACACGGATTATTACCATACGGTCAATATAATTTTAAACGTGTTGACGGACAAAGAGTTCTACATTCCTCAGGGGACCCCTATTGCCCAAATGACTTTTTTTAAACGTTCTGATAATGTTTCAAAAATGCACGTTGGTGACGAGAACGTATTTAAGCTTATTTACGAAAGAGGTTTTGGTGGACCAATTCCTCTTCTCCCTAGTTGGCGCAGGGGCAAATACAGAAAGGAACAACGCAAATGGGATTAACCAAAGCATCTTTTCCTCTTGGAAAATATTCATATATAGCCGAATACAAGGAGGCTCTAGATGCAGAAAGATGTGAATCTTTAGTGTCTAACCTTTTGGAAGATTTTTTAAACGTTGGCTTTTTTACTCAGGGGCCGACTATAGGTGGCGTGAATACAGGCATTAAACGCTGTATGGACACTGGGTTGATGGACCCAAATATATACACGGTTGATTCCACCAAGTATTACCACCAGTATGCGGCAGTCAGTGAGTACCTCTATGCGCGCATATGGTCGTGCATAAATGATTACATCCAAATGTTTCCACAATTCTGGTCTGTCCCGAATCTGGACATTACTGGATTAAGAATTCAGAGGTACTTTAAAAATGACGGTTTCTATAGAGAGCATGTCGACGGTTTACCATGGGACTATCCAAGGCCGGACGAAAACGGCAAAAACCACACAAGAGTTTTAGCTGTCGTCGTCTACCTAAATACCGTTACCGATGGCGGGGGGACAAGTTTTAGAATTCATGATTGTTCTGTCGATGCGGAAATCGGTAAAATTGTTTTGTTTCCTACAAGTTGGACTCACCCACACATGGGATTGGTCCCTTATTCTTCGGACAAGTGGATAATTAGCTGTTTTGTCACGACGAGTTTGGACTTTGAGGAAAATACTGACGACACGCCAGTAAATACTATTAACCACGAAGTGTTTGAGGAACCAAAAACCGAGTTCACATGGACGGAAGCCCAAAGCAAAGATTTGACAGATGATTCAGAGCAATAGGAATGTCGTTATCGTCACTCCTGCCCGAGAATTTTCCCCATGTTATGTAAGGTCTTTTTTTGACACGGTTAAATACTGTTCGCAAAACAATATAGAACTAAGCTTTCTTCACGAAAGCGGAGCCCATGTTGGTCAACTGCGTGACAAGTTGGCATTTCGCGCCCTCACTGAGCACCCTGACTACACCCACATGTTCTGGATAGATAGCGACATCGAATGGTCTGTGTCTGATTTTTGTTCGCTTATTGAATCTCCACACACGATTACTAGTGGAATTTATGTAATTAGGGGCGACGGAAGCCTGTCTGTTGTCGTGAAGAAGAGCCCTCAGCAGATTTTGGAAGAAACAGCCAACGATTCGGAAGCCTCAATATTTGATTACAGGTTTGCAAAGATGGAAGATTTTAACACCAGCGTAAAGTACGTAAACATAGATGCTGCCGGCTTTGGGTTTGTATGCTTCAAGCAGGGCGTCTTCGAGAACATCCACAACCCATATTTTGCCGACGCAGAAGAAGAAACCATAACGAGCGACGGAAGGGTAATGAAGAGAATAGTCACTTCAGAAGATACGGCAATGTTTAAAAGAGCCAAAGATGCAGGTTTTGATGCGGTTGTTGACACTGCGGTTAAAGTCGGGCATTTCAAATCATCAGTTCTAATGCCGTGATAGAAATGTTTAATCGAGGTCATAAATGAGATTTCACCTAATTAGCCTCCCCCACACAAATACGACAAAAGAATTTACGTCATGTGCGTTTACGGAGAATGTCCGTAAGTTTGCAATAATGATGACGTCTTTGAGTCATGAAGTTTTCTTGTACAGCGGGGAGTTTAATGAAGCCCCCTGCACTGAGCACGTTATGTGCATCACCGAAGAAGAGCGTCTTCAGTCCTTAAACGGGAACCACTACACTCTCGCCTCTTTTGACTATTCCTTGCCCCATTGGCAGAATATGAATAAGAACATCATTGCCGAGATAGGTAAAAGAATCCAACCAAAAGACTTTATTTGCGTTATTGGCGGGCTGGCACACAAGGGAGTAGCCGACGCCTTTCCCAACAATATGACCGTGGAGTTTGAGGTTGGCTATGGTGGCATCTTTGCCAAATACAAGGTTTTTGAGTCCTACGCATGGATGCATGTCTGCTACGGAGCAGCGGTCACCAACCCACATGACGTAGACGGGCAGTTCTATGACGACGTAATTCCGGGCCATGTGGACATCAATGACTTCCCATTCAGGGAAACCCCAGATGACTACTATTTGTTCATAGGACGCCTTATAGAGCGAAAGGGCTATCAGATAGCCGCAGACGTCTGTAAGGCCCTTGGGAAGCGTCTGGTGGTCGCTGGACAGGGAACTCCGCCTGCTTACGGAGAGTATGTTGGGGTGGTTGGAACCGAAGAGCGAGCAAGGCTCATGGGTGGGGCAATTGCCTCATTTGTGCCAACTATTTACACCGAGCCTTTTGGTTTAGTTGTGGCTGAGGCGATGGCCTGTGGCACTCCGGTTATCACAACCGATTGGGGCGCTTTTCCCGAAAACGTAGTTCATGGGGTCAACGGCTTTCGCTGCAGGACATTGCAGGAATTCATTGACGCAGCAGTTGCGGCACCGAGCTTGGACCGCAAGGCCATTCGTGAGTATGCGGTCGATAGGTTCGGCTTGGAAACAAATGCGCTTCTCTATGAAAAGTACTTCACTCGCCTTATGACTTTGTGGGGCAAAGGTTTCTACGAGCTGAAATCACCACTTACCTAGTGGGCAGACTGCATGACCAAGCTTCACTTTTAAGTTCATAAAACAACCACATTGCTTGCATTGCTTTGTAACTTTCGTAAGTTCTGGGCATTCCTTGCAGATTGAGTAACGCTCGCGTTGAAGTGCAGTCGGCGCAAATTCTGTATCTGATTTTAAAAAGTCAGTAGGACTAGATTTTTGGTTTTTGCCTATTTGTTCACGCATGACAAAACATTATCAGCCATAGGTTGAATTTGTTGCGCCGTAATCATTGGCGTATGTAGTGAATGTCCTGGTGGCACGGAAATAATACACGGTGAGCGCTACGGTTGTTGCTGCACCGCTCACAACGGTACCCCAGTTGGTGGAGTATACAGTTCCAGCGGCATTGCTCCCGGATATAAACCATTCATTACCGGGAGCTCGCAAACAGCGCACGCCATTAACAAGTACGTTACCGGTAACGGTATTGTCGACATTCCATGTGTGCTCCTTTTGGGCCGTTCCGGTCCAGAAGGAGTTGACTGTTTGGTCTGGGGTTCCCCAGCTTTGGCCCACTGGTGTACCATCGGTCTGTTTCCAGAGGCGCATCCCGAGACTTCCAGGACCATAGAAGAAAACTTTTCTTCCAGTTGTGTTAGTTTGAGTATTGGCTGTGAGGTCAAATACCTCACTGTTGGCACGGGTCATTCTTATTCTTACGGCATAAACATAGACTATGTTACCGTTGGTGGAGCCAAGCGTTCCGTCGGTGTTGTCATCAAAAACGTGAGGGTACGAAATGGGATAGACATTTGTGGAGGATTCTCCGTTAAACTGTTCCTCAGTATCGTAGCTCCGATTGGAAGCAATGACACTCCCGGTAGCAGTTCCGTTTGTGTACACCCAGTCATTCCAGCTATATGTGTCGGTATCTGAACCGGCAGCTCTTCCGGCGGTAACATACCTTTGGTTCGTGTAATCAACAACACCATCAGGGTCCGTTACTTTTACTCTGCCATAAACAGACGCCCCATACCCAACAGTAAACGAGTCGCTTGTTTTTGCACCAGAACCGCTTTGTGAGCCCCCGAAGTCTGCCCATGAGGTGTAATACTTCTGAGTTTGGTACGTATATCCAGTTGTTCCAGACCAGGACATGCTCCAGTCTGAATATTTTGTAGCTGAAGAATCAACCCAGTTCATTGTTGGAATAACCATTGCTGGCGCTCTTCCAGGTGACCCAGCCGACCATGCAACGCTATTGCCTCTGACGTTAAATGCTATAACACGTCCATAATAAGTTGTTCCGTCATTTTTGAAAGTGGTACCATTGCTGGTCCATGTTTTGGTAAGAACGTTTCCAACATCCACAGTCCCTACCCAATTGACATTGTCAGTAGAATATTGAGCCCAATACGTTGTTATTGGTGAGCCACCAGTTCCAGTTCCTGTTGGTGCTACCCAGTCAATTTTAAAGAATCTATCTCCTGCAGACGATGTAGGAGTTGCGACGTTGTCAGGAACCGTGGATGGCGTTTGCGCCGTGCTTTCAACCCAATACGGAGCAGTTGCTCCCGCAGCGTTGTAAGCATAAACTCTGGCTCGGTAAGAAGAACCGTTAGACAGGCCAGTAAAGGTTTTACTAAGAGACGTTACGGTAACTTCTTTTGCCGTGTCCCATGCGGTCTCGTTTGCGGTGGTTATTTGAACAACATAAGAGAATGGCGGAGTGCCCGTTGGGGCTGTCCATCCGATTGTGTAAGAGCCATTTCCTGAGCTTTGAGTAATCGAAGTTGGTATTCCTGCAATAATTGCTGGTCTTGCACCTCCCGAAATAGCTGACCAGTCAAGGGATGAACCAACTGCGTTTACTGCTTTAACTCTAAAATAATAAGTCGTTCCGTTTGTGAGTGGAATAGATTGTGAAGTAGCAGCGGATGCCGTATGGGCAAAAGTATTTATATCAGAAGAAAAGTCTGAAGTAGTTGAGTACTGAATCGTGTAGTCATCTATCCCGTCACCGTTTGCATCTGGCGCAGTCCATGAAACCACGGACGCTGCGTTAGCGTTGGATGTTCCACTAACGCCAGTTACGGTTCCTGGGATTCCAGCAGTGTAAGCGTTTATTAAGGCGCTGCGCGTTCCTCCGCCTGGAGCTACGTTCATGGCTCTCACACGCACATCGTAGGACGTAAAGTCGGAGAGACCAGTAATCGGATAATCAGCAGTTGTTGCCTGCACCATTGATGCCCATGTCGTACCTCCGTTTATTGAGTACTCATAGTCTGTTATTGCACTTCCACCGTTAAAAGCTGGGGCCGTAAATGCCGCAGTGAGTCTTCTAAAACCACGAGTAACAGAAGTTAGTGTTGGTGCATCGGGCGTTGTTCTTGGAGTGGTGGTCGTGCTCCAGACGTTTGAATCCGGTCCAAAACCTAGACCGTTGACTGCTCTAAGTTTTACGTAGTACGGCTGCCCGTTTGTTAAACCAGAAATAGTCACCGGAGATGTTGGTGGGTTAGTTCCCGAAACAGCAGTAGCGAACGTAGTCCATGTGGAGTTGTTTATCGAAACAGCGTATTCATACTTGCTAATTAAAAGGCCGCCGTTAAAAACTGGAGCAGTAAAAGCAATAGATAACGAAGCAACACCCTGCGTAGAGCTGGTAATTATGGGTGCACCAGGTTTGGTCCCTCCACCAAAATATCCCCTAGAGGCTGTAGCTCTAGCTCCAAGAAGAGGCATTGTTATGCCTTAAATGAGGACTGGCTAGCAAAAACTTCGAAAGCGTTAGTACCGGTTTTGAGAATGGTAATTGTGTAGGCGTCAACAGAGCTTGCATTTCCCGATGGGTAGGAAACTCCACCAAACCAACGAACCCCAACTTGTACGCCCGGTGTACCCGGAATGCCGGAAGTGAGACCGTCCACTGTTATGGCTGTCAGTCTTTTTGCAGCAGCACCTTGTGCAGTAAACACAACAATGGTCAGCGCTTCCTGAACCGACATAAGCGCGTTAAGGTCTGCAACTCCGGTTGTTGTGGCGGTAATGTTTATTGAGAAATCAAGGGCTGATTCGGCGTAGTAATAGTAGACGGCTCCGTTTATTACGTTGATGAGCGTTGTCGGTGTAGTGGTAAGTGGAGTAGCTGAGTAAACAGCTTTTTCCAAAAGTTGCTGAACTTTTCCTGTAGCCGCAATTACGGTTGTTCCAGTAAGCGTCAGGTTTGATGCAAGCTTGCTTGAATCGACAGCACCATTTCTAATCTTTGCCGTAGTAACGGCTTCGGATAGGGCGGTTCCATCTAGCTTGTCCGTAGTGATAGCACTGTTTCTTATCTTTGCTGTTGTTACCGCCTCTGAACCGGCAACCCCATATAGCTTGTCTGTAGTAATATCGCCGTCAGCAACGGTGAACTGCCCAGAGTCGCTCCACGTAACGCCGTTGTAGTATTGAACCTTTTTGGTGCTTTGTAGGTAGCAAAGACGTCCTTCGGAAAGGGTTGGTTCTCCTGCCCCACCAAAAGCCGAGTCCCTGGCTGCAGCGTTTACGAAAACAGGGACGGTCTGGTCCATGAGGTATGTATTAATCTCAGCATCCGAAAGGGTTTCCCCCACCGTGAACTTCTTTATTCCTGCGCCAGCCATTTTTCCTCCGTTATTGCTCTAATTTTACCATCTAAGGCAATTTGATTTGTTATGTAGTTCCTGCGCCAACAACGGCACTTGCCTGAGTTGCTTGCGTAGAAGTCTTGACGAGCACGGTATTGTCCGTTCCGACAAGCCCGCTAAGGCCAGTAATTGTCACAACAGTGTTACCAGTTCTAGTGAATATTCCGGCCGCTAAAGCCGTTGCGTCCGTGCCTGCAAACGTGAAATCGCCTGCAACTATTGCGCCAGCTTTAAACGTTCCACCAGTAAGCGTAATCGTTACCGACGTATCGCCGGCCAGCATGGTGAACGCCGCTGAGGTCACCGAGGCAATAACTATTCCTGATTCAGGGGTTCCTGTTGCGTCATTGGGGACGACGTTTCCTAGTGGGTACATGCCGTCCGAGGTGTTGCCTATTGGGTTTCCTGGGAGCTCGGTTCCGTCTGTTTTTGTTCCCGGGATTACGTCGCCGATTCTAAACTCAACAACAGCTACGGCCTCGTGATAAATCTTGTAACCCATAGGTTTTGCCATCTCTACTGCGTCAAGCAATGCGTAGCTTTCGTCACCATTTGATTCACAGTCAAAGGTCTCATTCAGTAGGGTGCGAATCAGAATTTTGAAAGGGTCGCTCTGGTAGTGGGCGGTTATCGAAACAAAATAGGTTGAGTTATTTCCGTTTTTTGTGTAGTGAAGCACCTGTTTGGCGGCCTCTCTAATTGCTTCGGTTGTCCCTGCTGCTCGACCGTAGTAGCCATTGGAAAGCTGCCACCGAACATAAGACTCAACTGCCCCAGTAGACGTAAACATGTCTTGGTTTGTCGCGTATGTAGTGTCCGTTAAGCCGTTGTACAGGTATTTAATATTCTTCTTTAGTCTGTGGCCGTTGAACTGAGAAAGCCACGGAGCGTACCTTGAGTCAACATATTGTGGATTAACCAAAGTACTGTGGGTGTCGTTTGATTCGTACTGCTCTGCAAGTATTCCTAGTTGTCTAGGTTCGTAGTGATAAATGCGCAGGTATTCTTCGTAAACATCACTAGCGCCGGTCATCAGGCAGTCAATAAACCTATGCAATGGAGCTGATGGGTTTGTTTGGTTTGAGTCCATCTCCCAGTAAAAGTCAGGCATAGAACTGCGAGCGCTATAAACGTATGGGTTTGAATAGTAAAGAAAGTCTTCTATTAAGTGCGGAGAAGTTAGATACACGACTTGTCCACCATGATTAGTCAGTGTAATTATTACGTCAAAACCATAAGTATCTTCTTCGGATAAAGGCAGCATTTCCACGTTGCTTCTAAACGCGGCAAATCTTCCTGGATAAATAGTTGCAAAACCGGGCTCTTCTTCTTCTACGCCAATCCATTCCGAGTAAACAAGCCTGCACATAACACTAGTTTGCTCTGTGCAGTAAATTTTGCCGTTAAAAGAAAAGTCCTTGCCGTTGTCTTCAAGAAGCATGGGGCTGTGGCCAACTAGTCTTAGGGTTACGGGCCCAGATGTTGAAGGGTTTATTTTTATTGCGTATCTGGACTTTACGTCAAAAGTATCTGCAACTGTAGATATTGTTCCACCGTCACATTCCCATCTCTGGGGATACAGGAAATAAACAGATACCGCATACGAGCCGTGGGGGGTAGAGAATATTTCACCCATCGACCAGTCCAGTTCGGTTTCGCAGTGAAGGTAGTAATGGGTAGGGTCTGAGTCTATATCTATATCTACAATTCTGTAGTTTTTGTTTAGTGCTACTGGGTTTGGGTCGGTGCTAATTGGGGTGTACCCGGCAACATCTTCAAACGCTATACCCGAGACGGTTATCGGGTCGTCGATGCTTGGTAGATAAGTTTTAAGAATCTTTAAAACTAGGTGGTTTTCTGTATAGGACACGTCTTCGTCAATAGACCACTGAACAACAGGGTAAGCATTGCTTGTTAGCGGTATAGAAAGACCGGTAAGCCTGTCGTTTGTCTCTAGGCCGTTGAACTGAGAAAGCCTGTTAAAAGTTTTCGCCACGGCTATACCACCGTGTATGAGATAGTTAAATCGCCGGGCGTGATTCTTGGAGCCCATCCCTTGTTTGCTGGTTCTAAGTTTTCATCAATCTGAGGAAGCCAGTTACTGGTTCCTGGGGTTAGCGCGAATGATGAAACGTATCTAACGCCTGGGATAGCACTAATCAAAGCAATGATTTGATTGGCCCTAAGGACGTCTTCCGAAGTTGGGTAAACACCAGGACTCAGGTACTCGATAATCGAGTTTTCTACTGTTTGCTCCAGTGGTTCCTGGTCGTAGTTTGAATCAAGAACAACCGACGCAACAATCGTGGCGGAAAGAAGTTCAAAGTTGCTCACGTTTACGATAAGACCCGGAAGTGCTTTGTCAATGATTGCGCTTTGTATGTCCGGTATTTGAATCAACGTATCCACGAAGTCGCCGTTTCCGTAAACAAAAACAGCAATATTTCCAACTGACTCAATTCCCTTAGTGACGGTTCCAGAGTCAGCAGTAGAAGTCTGTATAGAACCAGAATTGGCATAAGATATAGTTGTTGCACTAACACTCGTTAATTCAATACCAACACCGTTGTATGTGGTATTTGTTAATCCAGAAATATCAACCCTGTCTCCTGCTTGGAACTGATGATTGGAGCCAATTGTTACTGTTGCAATTTGACTGGGGGATACAACTCTGGAAACGTTTGTAATTGTTTTGGTTTTACTTGTTGCGATGTCTCCAGTGTCTGGGTCACCATCTGTCAAGTCGTATGTGCGAACTCGTCCAACTAAACCAGAATATGTATTGGCAACGAATGAATCAACCTGGCTGGCTTTAACCAATGTTGACGAAAGAGATGACAGATACGAAACCGCCCTAGATAGGAAACCAGACGATGTTTCGTTATTTACTCCATTTTGGAAATATGCAAGAGGTGCGCCAGAGGTGCTTACACCAGAACTGGATTCTGCACTAATAATAGAAGTCGACGGGGTGAGTAGGGTTAACGGAGTTGCCGGGGTAATTGACGGAATAACTCCTGGGGTTATACATTCAGCAAGAACGACCCCTGACGGGAAAGGGTCACCAGGAGCAGGTGATTCATCTGCTGCAATCTCAAGCGCCTCAACCGTCATAAATACATACTCGATTACTTCGTCTTCAAAAATACTGGTGTATCCGAATACTGTTCCGACCGGGATAGTCGCACCTTCGTAGGAGTCGGCCGTGACGGTAATGTTCATTTGCGCTGAAGACGACAAGTTAATGGTGACGCCCATCATTGAAAGTATTCCGGCCATTAATCTGTCCGGGATTCTATTTACAGAGGTTGCGTTAACCCAACCAATCCATGCCATCGCCTGGAATATGGCGTCTTCTACAGTTCCTGTTCTAAGGGAGAATTCGGGCAGGGTTAAGCGAGCCATCTCTATGGCTTCCAAGTACATGTCGCCTGGCTCTTTGTCGTAGATAGTTAGGTCTACGTATTGTGAAAAATCTGCTGGCATGGATTTACTCTTCCGTTATTACAAAAGAAAACTGAACACCTATTGTCCCATTGTCTTCCGATATGTTAAGTGATGTTATTTCAACTTCTGGGACAAAACGAGAAGCATTGAGAACAAATAGGCCTTTATCTATAGTTGTGAAGGTCGGGTCGCTAACTCCAAATCTTGGAGTAAACGGATGGCTTCGAGGCTCGGTCAATAAGGCAACTGTCAATAGTTGAGAGTAGAAATCGTAAGTGCCGTCATAGAGCTTCTGGACGCCAGATGTGTCAAATTTAATTGGGAATTTAATAGTGTCCATATTCAATTATCCCATAGGGTCTGGTGTTTGTGTGACGGGGGGGAGCATGTTCTCTTCGTGTATTTCTTTAGCTGTCTTGATGTCCGCCGCTAGAACAACTTCTTCACGGTCGGCAGGGATTGAGGTCGTGGTCGGGTCTGCAACCATTCGGGCCACCTCTGCTGCAAATATTTCTTCCATGGCGATACGGCAGCGTTCATGGACAACATTATCAATCCAGTCTTGCGGCTCATAGGCAACATGGGCCAATGCTTTAAGTTCTGCGTCTGTAAGAGTTACTGTAAAAGTGTTCATTATTTCCTATCCTATGTATCTAATTTTCAAAAAAGTATGGAAGTAGTTAGACGTAATTGTTACTGTAGCGCCACCAAACCATGCGGCCATTCCCAGGGTGTCGCCCGCAGCCAGACGGAATACTCCGGAACCGGCCAGGTTGCCATTTGCGGAACTGGTCAAAGCAATGCTTGGTCCTCGTGCACCATTTTGTACGCTCCATAATTGACTTACGTCTACGTTTGCGGCATTGTAAACGCCACACGAAACAGCATAATCGCCAGCAAGGGGGGCGGTCAGTAATCCAGTGGCAGCGTTGTAGTGGCTGCCAATATTGTAACCAATTTGGTCAAATCTTATAGGCACATTTTGGGAAGAGTTGTTATACGACAAATCAGTACTACGGAGTGCACCCATTGATGCCGCACCAGAAGCTGTTACGGCTCCAGTAAAAGTTGCATTACCGGTACCAGCGTTAACCGTCATTCGTTGAGCGATACCAGTTTCAACAAGCCCCCACGATTGGTAAGAAGGGGTGACTTCATAATGCCATCTATTGGTGCCATTTATTGAAAAATACTGAATGGCATAACCACTGGTAGAGTTAATTCTGACACTCGTATCTCCGGAACCTGATGCGGTTATGTTTCCAAAAGTTGGATTTGCCGTGGTGGCAACTGATTGCCCAATACTCGCAGTTACTGCACCTGTAGAACTAGATACAGAAACTCCTGTACCGCCCGTTAGTGAGGTTACACCGTTTGAACCTGGGACTCCAGAAGGTCCAGTTGCCCCAACATTTCCTGCAGTAGAAAATGCCCACGAGTTGTAAATACCAGCGCCACCGGTGGTGTCTACTGTCATTGTTAAGGTCGTGCTTGTTACAGTAACAATGCCTTCAACGTAGTTTGCTGGAGCTAATGGAGTAGCAGCACGAACTCTTTGTCCAGTGGTAAATGCGCTATTGGCGGTGTTAAGTGTAAAAGCTTTTACACCTGAAACGGCTATATTGTGTTGAGTTGTTGATGTTACGCCCGAGTAGCCGGAACCCGTTGCACCAGTGGCACCTACTGGGCCAGTATTCCCAGTAGCCCCAATAGGCAACACAAAGTCGAGTATCGCAGCCCCAGCTGTTCCGCTATTTACAACAGAACCAGTAGCACCGTCGCTTACTGTTCCAACAGAAACAACTGCAGGACCGGAGGGACCAGAAGGACCCGTTGCTCCCGTGTCTCCAGCAGGACCAGTTGGCCCGGTTGCTCCATCCAACCCAGGTAGACCATTAAATCCTGGGTCCCCTTGGGGGCCGGTTGCCCCAGTTGCACCTGCAGGACCGGTAGGACCCGTAATGCCAGTAGGGCCGACAGGACCTGTTGCGCCCGTTGCGCCTGTTGCTCCTGTTGCTCCTGCCGGTCCAGTTGCACCGGTTACGCCAGTTGGTCCTGTTGGCCCGCCGGAGGGTCCAGTGGGTCCAGTGGGGCCAGTTGCTGGCTGTGGTCCAACCTCGACCCATGCTGAATCGTAGTAAACAAACGTAAGGCTTGTGTCTGATTCAAACCACAAATCACCCTGCATTGGAGACGTTGGTGCGGTGTCGGATACTCTTACGCCTCCACCTATCGACATCCATGCCGAACCATTCCAGTATTGAACAGCGGAAGTAGCAGTCACGTATGTGAATATTCCAGTACTTGGAGATGTACCAAGCGATGCGGTTCTTTCTGCTTCTGTTGCAAAAATAAGGATAGAAGAACGATTAGATGACTTGCTTAATCCAAAGATGACAAAGCTACTCATTGCTGACGTCAGGAAAGTGCCAACAACCGTGTCTTCTACTTTGTACTTCTTGGTTAGGTCTGTATCAAGAGGAAGAATTGGGCCCAAATCGCTACCAAGTTCAGGAACGTGAACGTGAACGCGCCCATCCGCAGTTACTCGCGTAACAATACAGTTAAATATTTCGCCCGGGTCTTTGCGAACAGAGAAGGCATTGTCTCTACGTACTGTCTGTGGCTGTGGAGGAGTAAGCATTATTCGCTCCCAGCAGTGGTGACGTATTTTCCGTTAGGGAATTTTTTTTTCATTATCTCTTGCTGTTGACCGTGTATTAGCTCCCCGTAAACCCCAGCATTTAAAATAGATTCTACTTTAGATTTTCCTCTTGCTTTTGCCAAAAACTTTCCATCAGATTGATATTTAGCAATAGTTTGGGCTTGGTTTAACTCCACAGGGACACCACCAACTGTCCATATTGGTGTTAGGAGAAGAGAGAACGGTTTACCATTATTCACCCCTGCTTCGGTCCATGGATAGATAGTTATCGAATGTGTTGTCTTTACGTTAGAACCAGATACAAGCACTGGTCTTCCGTAGAGGTCTACATTCCCCTGTGCGAATACTCCTGTTGTGGCTAATGGATAACGGCTGGTTCTATTGTCGGCGTCCGGTAATGGGAATATGCCTTTGTAAGTTCTTTTGCTAAAGAACTTTGACCCAGCCTCAGTTACCTCGTATGTTCTATCTCTGGCCGTTATTCCAATTTGGTCGGTTATGTCAATTACCTGAGGGCCACGTGCCCCAATTGGAAGGTCCTTAACGTCTGTGGCTTTAGCTGGTTCAGGCTTTTTAAATGAAATACTCACTGGGTCTGGGGATATGTCTGAAAAAGAAACAGATTCTATTAAGTAGTAGCCGTTGTAGTCGGACATCCCACCAAGTTTTATTGTCATCCCGGGCCTGAGACGAACAGCATTAAATCTATCTATCAGTGCCGAACCGGAAGCATCCCATGGGTTATTTTCAGTAATTGTAATGCTTGGAATTTCGAGAAGCTGAAGGTCTTCTCTTAGGTCTGCAGAGTCAAGTTTTTTGTTTTTCCATGTAAGAGGTATGTACTTGTTTTGAGTTTTTACTCTTTTGTCTTTACTTTTCTTTTGAGCGTCAGTTAATGGCGCTTCATGGGTTCCCCATCTTTTGAGAATGTATTTTTGAGATGCAAATATTAAATATCCATCCACTTCGTAAACAACAAACTTTGCATCTTTCGCAAGGCTACCGATGACATCCCAAAGAGATTCGGCCTTAGAGCCTGCTGAAGCCTTATTTATGTGTTGCGACTTTGAAGTGGTTTCACCCCAAAATTTGAGTCCATATTTTTTTGCGGCCCTTTTTACAAACTCGGTTCCGGAACCACCAATAGTTCCAGGTTTTCTATCTCTCTTCATTTGCTGTACGGCACGGGAATAACATGTAACTGTTATTACGGGGTTTTCGCCAGAACCCTGAGATACGCCAACGTTGGATATCTCAAAGAGCTGTAATTGGCGTTGTGATGTTTCTGGAAGTGTTGTTTTTTCTATGGTTCCGAATGTCTCGCTAACATAGGCAACAACACGACCTATATTAAAATAGTTCTTGGAAATCATTTTAAGACCTTCGTCAAGAACCGTAAACGACAGCTCGCTAGCCATGTTCATCGTGTAGCTTACGTTTACACTAATAAGACGTTCTCTTACATCAGCTATCTCTTCTTTTTTTTCGTCCATGAAGAATATAACGCCGCCGTACTGGCGCTCAAGAGAACGCGGAATCTGCTTCCATAATTCAATGGGGATTCTGTTGTCTACCTCCATTTTATGTTAAACGGCCCCCCATGCCGGTGTTGCCCGCTTTATCAATTCTGTAGATAAGACTAGGGTTATTGACAATTTTTTGATACACATCTTGATTGAAAGGAATTATGCTGCTGCATTTTCCGTTGTACGTTATGAACCCAAGTCTTGCCATTTCTGCTAACAAGTCCTCACTAACTGTTTTTCTATTCCATGTTGTCTCTGCAAGGGTACTATCGCACATGCCCTTGTTGCCTGGCGGTGGTGGCGGTATTTCCGGTATTGGTTTGAGTTTTGGAAACTCAATTAGCTTTATCATTTCTTTTGGATACTCGGTAAGCGTTATGTCGCATGATGCGCGGCTTATTGCCCCAGTAGAGCTTCTATAGATAGAGCTAACGCTAAAGTCGGCTATAACAAACAAGGAACCTTTTCCGGCATCGTTATTAAATGGAAACCTGACTGGCTCTTCCAACAGTTTGTCAAATCCCATAAAAACAACAGGGAATGGGCTTGTTGCCATTTGACGCAAAGTTTTAAGTTCTGCATCAATGCTTGTTGTTATTACCTTGCCATCTATTGCCGTATCAAGGCTTCCCGCGCCATCAGCGGCAACAATGAAACTAAAGGAGACATTCATAAGCTTGTATGCTTTCCAGTCAATCATAGGCCTATTTGCCGCCCTGTCTATTGGCGACCACTCTGAACCTATGTTGCTGTATGAAATTTGATTTGGTCTATGAAGGAACTCGTACACTAATGGCTCTTGTCCCGAAGTTGTCGTCTGAACAAGTTTTGGATTTTGTGATGCTGAAATAGATACCGAACTTGCCGAAACACCCCTGAGGGAGGATGCTCTGACGTTCACTGCTATGTTTTGACTTTTTACTGGGCGTCTTGCTGTTATTGAGTTTGGGGTAATCAATGATTGCGCTGCTCTTGTTGTTAGGGCAGATTGAGCATTGGCATTAATCAACGCAACTGCTTCTTCCCTACTGCTCCCCTTGGACATCAGTTCGTCTATTTGGGCAATTCTTATCGATTCTGCAGCATTGGCCATCAAGGCTTCGTCGCTCTTGCCAGACGTATCCCTAGTGAACAGGCTGTCAATAAGGTACTGACTGTCTGTGATTCCAAAAGTCTGCAGGTTGCCAAAAGGGTAAAACATGTTGTTGAAAGGGTGATACCAATAGGACGGAACGATTAACGTTCCATAACTGTCATACGTATTTACGTATGTCTCTGGACTCTCAATCCAAATCTGAATATTTCTATACGAATATGGATTTGTATCTGGAGACAGAGGATAAAGACGGGTTCTTCCAGTTGCAACGTAAAGCTTGGTCCCACAATACTTATGAGTGTAAACATCAAACCTGTCCGAGTAATACCTACGACCTTTTTTAACTCCTAGTTCAAGTCGTGGCTCGTACTTAGTTCTTTCGGCTAAAACGTTTTCATCGCCGGATGTGTATTCTTTGTATACGTTTAGTCCTGGAAGGGGCATCCAGTATTCAATTTCGTCCAACCTATACGGCGCACCATCTGGAATGTTTTTATACAAGTGGTAAACAGGGTAGCCGGGATAAATGACCCCAACCCCGGGCTGTGTTTTGCGAATTTCTTTATAGAAATAAGTATTCTGAATGGGCTGAGCTAAAACTGCCATTAGATTCTCTCTCTAATTCTCTGTTCAGAGTTCTGTATCTTCGCCATCACCATGTTTGCTATCTCTTCAGGGTTATTCTGTCCACCATTGATATGGAAGGTAAACGAGTTACTTCCGGACGTAACAGTAGCGCTAGTTGCCCCACCTGTTTGGTTAGAAACTGGAGTAAGCGTGTCGCCGATTGCTCCAGCTCCTGGGACCGCGTGAAGGTGTCTTGCGTTTCCGCTTCCGTGGAACTCCGCAAATCCACCAGCATTACGAGTGGCGACAGCATAGGAGCCGAGGTTTTGCCCAACAAGGTCTATTGCTCTTCCTGTCACATGGTCGGAGTTCAGAGAGCCAAGACCGTAGGTTCTATAAGAAGAGGTTATTGACCTGTTGCCAGCAATTGAACCGTTAATAGAATTGTGTCTAGCCATTGTCTGACTAAGTCTTGATGAAGTTGTATCTCCTATAGAGCCACCACGAGGGGTGCTTGTGTCGCCATTCATGATTTCCTTCATGGCTTCTTTGGTCCACCACTCAGGTTTTCCGGCAGAGTCAGTAAAGTAGGAACCCATATTGGTAGAGAATGTTGTAACAGCAGCAGCAAAAGTATCCGAGGCGGTACTCATCTTGTCGGCAACAGCATTGGTATCTTTATCGATGCTTGCAAAATCAAGCTTCGGATTATTTACACCATAAGAAGCAAACTTGGAGTTTACTTCAGCCGACATATATGCTTCTTTGCTGTCAAAACCTTTAGCGCTATATATTTTCTTAGCTTCTTCGTCGGTTTTGTTTGCAAACGGGTCTGTTATGTTGAAAGCCCCAGACTCCATGTCTCTGAGGAATCTTTCCTTGTTTGGGGCGTCCATGCTCCCAATCATGGCGTTCATCTGGTTTTCGTTTGCATACATTCCAGATTTGGCCATCATTCCAGAAATTTGTCCGGTTGCGTTTGTCGTAAATCCTTTTTCGGTTTCTTGCGCTTGTTTGGCTAGCGCTGCTGAAACTTCAGGGGTAAAGAATTTGGCTGGGTCAATATCATCCCATGCGCCACCTTTTTGGAAAAGTTTTCCTGGGTTGGCAAGTGACCCAACTTGCTCCATTTGCCCGTAGAAGGAATCTATGGGGCTATCGCCCATTCCGAGCGACGATTCTTGGAACCCTTTTAATGCCTCGAGAATAGAGCCAGCATCTCCTCCACCCCTAATTACGTCGCCTACTTGCCGCCCTCTCTCGCTGTAAATCTTAGGGGCGTTGACTCTTTTTATGATGTCATCAAAAGCGGTATTAATTGAATTAACGGACACGTCAATGTTTGCGTCCTTCATTTCGTTAGCCGTTTTAACCATTGTCATTCCAAGTTTTTCAACGATGTCACTAGTCTTTGCTGCCGCATCATAAAGATTGACGCCCATCTTCTTGGCTAGAACTTCAAGTTCCGCACCTGACTTGCCACTCATTTTTTTAAGCAGTTCCATACGTTTGGCTTGTTGGTCACTTACCTCTGTGGCTGCTGCTAGTTTTTCTGGAAGGTCTTTGCCCATTTTTTCAAGGGCAGCGCCTTTATCTTTCCTAATAGATTTCATGTCAGTATCGGAAATAATTCCTTTAAACGCAGGGTCTTTATTTATTTCCTCAAGAATGCTAAAATCTTTTGCTTGTTGCTTTTTCCGCTTGCCGCTACCAAGCCATCCTTTTATTGCGCCACCAACACCACCCACAAGAGCTCCGCCGACAAGACCAATTGCTCCACCTATTAGGGCGCCGGTGAGTGTTCCAATCGCAGGTATTGGTATTGCTGTTCCTACGATTGCTCCGGCACCAGCACCCAATGTCATTCCAGCCAAAGCGCCACCTTTTGCGCCACTAACCGCTGACTCGCCTGTTTCTGTGCTGTATTTCCCACCAAAGTTTTTTGCTTTGAGAGTGTTGCTCAGTTTCTGGTATTTTTCAGCAGTTCTTCCAGCAACGCCTTCAAGCGCTCCACTTCGTCCAGATAAATTTTCTCCAGCAGCTGCAGCTTTTTCTTGACTAACGATTGCACCCTGAGCATTAACAAATTCGCGTGTTGCTATTCCGTTTAAGAAAGACCCCATTGCGTCTTTTGCTTCTTTTGCCCTTTGTCGCATTCCTCCAACAAAACCAGCGAGCGCGCCAGTTATTGCACCAAGCGCTGCACCCACGGCAGTACCAATTCCTGGAGCAATCATTGTTCCTATTGCTGCACCAGCCCCAGCACCAGTCATCGCTCCACCGCCAGCAGTTCTTGATTTGAGAGCAGCCCCACCAAGGCCAACTGCCATACCCGCCAGTGGGTTGAATTGACCAACCATTCCGCCAAGAGCCATTGCCCCTTGTGCTTCTTCTGGCATCTTTTGAGACAATGCTGACATACCCATACCAACAGCCATCTTCGCACCCATGCTGTTATTTAATCCGCCAATACCTTTTTCGGCATTCCCAAGAACTGCAGAACCAAGAGCACCGTTTCTTATTGAGCGGGTAGTCATGCCGGAGTACTTAATCTTGTTTCCAACGCTCATGCCTTTTGTGGAAACAAAGCCTGTTTGTGGGTCATAAGTAGCGCCTTGACCGGTTGTAATCCTATTGCCCGTGATTGGGTCAATTTTTCTACTTAGATTCATTACTCGGCCGGTGTATTCACCGTTTGCATCAGTTTCTGCTGTTGCAAATCGACGACCAGTAATTTTTGTTCTGAACAAGTCATTACCAAGTCCAGTATTGCCCTGAGCCTGCTGGGCGGCACCGGCATTCATGCGAGCCCATAGGCCGTTCCTTCTGTATGCGCCTTGGGTTCCTGGTCCACCAGCTCCTGGAGGTGCCGTGCCTGGACCACCAGGACCTGGCATTCCACCACCGCCGCCGCTAGGTCCGGGTGTTGCGCCAGAAGAGAACCTTGTTCCTCCACCGCCACCGGCCGGTGGGGTTAATGCGTGACCACGACCAGAAAGCCATGCTGCTGCTTGGTCTCTTTCTACGCCTGGTCCTAAGTTCTGGTATCTCTGTTGCATTAACAATACCCGGCGAGCATTTGCGCCACTTGCTGCCTGAATGGCTCCGTCTGTTGCTCCAGCAGTTCCTGCTGCGGTTGGTCCTGCACCTATGGCGAGCATTGGGGAACCAGAGTAAGGCATGCCACCTCGACCCGTTATTCCAACGTCGCCAGTGCCTGGGGTTTTTTTTGTCCACATACCTTTGTTGAAGTATCTGCTTCCGTCTTTTCTTGTTCTCCAGCCACCAGCTCTTCCTACAAGTTTTGCATCAGGGTTGGGGTAATCCTTCCCCCATGTAACAGGTCTTCCGTGGGCATCGAATTCTCCTGTTCTTGAATCTCCGCCCCATCTGCGACCTCCGTATAGAGGGCTCCCATGTACGTCGTAGTTGATATTGCCCTTGGCAGGGCCCAGTGCAAGTGGTGGTCTTCCTGGACCAATTGGTATCGGCTTTCCTCCTGGACCAATTGGTCTTGGGCCAGTAGGTATGGGTTTTGGTCCACCAGGGCCGCCGGGTGGGGGTCCACCAGGACCACCGGGTATTGGTTTGCCGCCAATGTTTACGTTGGTGGCAGTAACGTTCATCGTGTTTACGGGGGCGCGTTCTTTGCCAAGGAACCCACCCTTGTTGTTCTTCATGTTGCGGCCCATCATGAGTAGAGCCATGTAAGCCATTGGTCCGCCAAGAATCCCACTGAACTTGGAAAGAAGACCAGTCATCATACTGACGACACTGGTTATGCCTTTAATAACATCATTAAGGAAAGGCAATGCATCCATAAATGCCGTACTGAATATGTCTGAAAGTTTAAATAGCTCAGTAATTAAGCCACCAAGGCTTTGTCCTATTTCGGCAAACGTTTCCTTATTGCTAATAGCACCTTCATTGAAGTCTTTGAATGAATCTAGAAACCCAGACTTCAAAGCCGAAAGAATCGGCTTAAAGATTCCCTCTACGGCTTTGGCACCTTCAACAAACGGTCTAAGTTGTTCTCTTGAAATTCTGAACCATCTAGCAAACTTTTCCCAGCCGCCAGACATGTTTTTGAAAAAGCCATCAGTCTTTGGCAACCATTCTCTCATGAGTTTTACAAAAAAGTTTGATATTTTTTCAACTCCGCTTACAAGTCCGTCAAAGAAAGCGCCTTTTCCGAATTCACCCAAAGAACCACTGACACGCAAAAGGTCAGTTCTAATAATCTTAAAGATTTTTTGCATTGCAACTTTTGCTGGTTCAAGAAACTGTTGACCAAAGTCTGCAAATTCGCCTTTTATTTGAGTAAAGAAAGATTTGGCTTGCCCAATCAGCGTTGAGTTGACCGCTTCAAATTGTCCAGCGACTCCACCAGCTTTAGCAAGCTCGCCAGACATGATGAGTTCTTTCATCTGTTTTTTGCTGGTTACTTTTGCTTTTTTGAGAGCTTGTTCCATTTGTGGGCCAAGCGCTTTTGCCGCTTGCTTAACGCTTGCCATGCTTGTCTTGGAGTTGTTGAGGGCTTCAATAAGTGCTCCAACCTTGTCGGCTGCTGCTGCTGGGTCTTGCCCTGCAGCACCAAAGTCCATGAGGTTCTTTAGCATTGCTCCGCTTTGCGCAATCTGCGAAGACTTCATTGACTTAGCCATTGATGCGTAGGCTTTGTTTAAGGCAGCTACGCCAAGTCCTGCCAACTGTGAATCAGCTTGCAATGTTCTCATTGCGTTTCTGGCCTGATTTGTCCCAGAAATAAACTCTCCAGCTCCACCCTTTGTGAACGCGAACATTGCTGCTTGTTGTTCACGGATAGCAGCAGCGGCTGTTCCAAGTGCTACTGCAGCGCTAGCGGCCGCGCCGGCCATTGCAGTCATTCCCCATGAATAGGCTTTATGTAGATACTTTCCTGCAATGAATAACGCATGAACACCCATTAGGGCGAGGGAAAATACACCAAACTGAAGAACTGTAGCTTTTAGGGCAAGCATGAGGCCCTTGGTTAAGCCCATGCCCATCATCTTTATGCCCTTGTCCATGGAGTCAAAAACTTTACGGGTTTTTACTCCTGCGGTCGTCAGATTTTGGGTGTAAGTCTGTATTGTTTTAGCGCCGCTACTTAGCTTCTTGCCTGAGTTATCAAGCTTGTCGAGAGCCTTGCTTAGGGTGCGTACTTCAAGGGCACCCTGTAGGGCACCCTTAACCTCAATATTGACTGTACCTTCAGCCCTGGCCACGTATAGACCTCACACGCTCATCTGACGATTTTTGGGAAAATCGCGTGAGTGTAGGAAGGAAATCTAGTTTATTGCCTAGATTTGCGTTCCTGCTCTTCGCGGTCGTTACTTATTACTTTAGCACAAGCAAGCCTTATGAGCCATTCAGTTTCTGTTGAATCCAAAAGTCTGACTGGGTCTGTCCCGAACAGTTCGCCTAATCTTGCTGCCGAGATGACGAGCGGGTCTTCAACTAGTTCGTCGAAGACCCCTTCGTAGGGTCCTCAACGTCCACCGAATCAGAATATCCAGCAGCGTCAAGAATTGAAAGAGCGGCAGCCTCGATATGAGGGTCAACTCCAAAGAATTCCTTGACACAGTCAGGGAGCGGGCGAGTAGTGTTGGTCATTTCAAGAATGACTGGAGAAGCGAATGACAGCTCGTTACCGGCATCATCGAATACTTCTTCGTCATCAAACAAGATTCCAACGGTTGTATGACCAATAACTGAGCAGGCGAAACGAGTTCCGTCCATGCCGTTACGGGTGTCTTCACCAGCTTGCTTACGCCAGTTCTTCATTTGATTCTGGGTAATGTTTGGACTGATTTTGATTTTTACGCCAGGACGTTCTGGAACAGGAATAAGCACAACCTGGCGCTCAACCTTTTTCTTCACGATGCTCGTAAGCTTCTGAAGTGGAGTTTCTTCTACGGTAACAGCAGGTTTATTCTGCTTGCCCTTAGGAGAAGAATCTTCTGTGGATGTTGTGTAGAGTTCAGAGTTTTCTGTCATGACAGAAAACCTAGCACATCACTCATGCCAGTGATGGAACTCAGAAGAGAAGATTTATCAGCCAGCTGCGCCAGCACCGGACTCAACGTCCGAGATGGCAAATGTTAGCGAGAAAGTCGCAGGAGCACCCGAAGATGAGTCGCCGTCTGGCTCTGTGATACCGACCAAGAGGGCCTTTGAGTACACGCGGTCAGTGCCTGGAACCTTGAGGTCACAGTCAAAGGTCTCAATCGTAATGTCATACGAAGCGCGACCAACCAACGGGCGGAGTGTTGCAATTTTTTCTGCAATTCCTGTTGGGCCGTCTGCTGCGTTTCTGTCGTCGTCATAATGAGCGGTCAGCGTAATGTCGCCAACTTCAGATGGGGCACAGAGAACGGTAGGACGGAGCTTGCCGCCTTCGTAAATCTTTTCTACGGATGCAGTAATTTCTCCACCAGAAACCTGGGCAAAGTAAAAACCTGTCCACTTCGGGTGCTTCGCTGCTTCGACCGGTACGACCGATGCGAGTACTTGGCGCTGAGATACTTTTGGCATGTTTATATCCTTCTTTAGACGACGCTGGCGGTCAGATTCGACTTGATAATGTCGACTTCGATTTTGTCGCCGACACCGCTGGTGCGAACACCAACTTTGGCCTTGACGGTACCGCCTGCTAGTTGGCTGACTGGGTTGAGGTAGGCATCGCAACGGACTGTGTATCCATTGTCGACTTTCTTGCCGTTGGCATCAAAAGCCTGGAACAAGGCACCTTCTTCACGCAATGGCGCAAGGATTGCAATCAATCTTGACGTAATTGCCGAGAAGATTGTGTCGCGTCCGTCGATTACACCGAAGACAAGGTCTTCGAGGGACCGCTGGGAAGCAACAACGATGTGGTTGATGATTTCCTGAGTCGTGATGTAGCGGAAGTTTTCAGTGTCAACCGACAATGAACGAGCACCGTAGATTCTCACAGAGTTCTGAATGATTCTGATTGAGTTAATCTGGTCGGTATCAAGTGCGTCACCATCTGTTTTGTTGATGTCGCGAGCGGTTCCTGAAACAAACTTTGCTACAGAAATCAAACCGGCTGCTGGAACATGTGCTCCACCTTGGTTATGGGCCAGGGCGCGCTTGGCGGCAACATAGCCGTCTGGCGGGATTAGTCTGCTTACACCGGCGGTGGTTGTTGGAACGAAAACCCATGGGTAGTACATTGCAGCATGCTCGGTAGAGTCAAGAGCTTTGAGTGTGTCACCCTTAGCAATTACGAACGCTGGAGTGTCAGCAACACCACCATGCAAGATGGCGATTCTGTTGTTGGTGTTTGCGTGAGCAATAAGGGCGGTTGATACGTCCTGTGTGGCCTTCAGCGTGCCGTCGTAGTCAGTTACCGGACCACCAACAGTAAGGCGAGTAGCCGTTTCTGCGTCTGGGATTGCAACCGCACCAGTTCCGAGAGAGTCGTTGAAGACATCAAGGCCGGCGATTAGAACGTCGTCGTCTACGGCAAGAAGGTCATCGTCGCCTGCCGAGAGGGGCGTTGAGGCTAGAACCACTGGTCTAGTTGTTGCACCGGTGACAGCTGTTGCTGTTACGTAGCGAGAAGCAACTGAGCTCAAGTTGATACGACCAGCAGCTTGCGCTACCGAGGTAACGTTCCCTGTGGTGTAGACAACGTCGCCATCGTAAGAGACGGAAACTGTAAATGTTGTTGCTGTTGGGTGAGTAACAGTAACTTCAACATCTGCGCTCCATGCACCTGCGCCATTGGCGTCAACTGTCATGACTGGGTCTGTGGCATCTTCAAGAACAAGTGTTCCTGCTGTTGCGTCAGGGCCTACAACTCTGGAGATGTAGCACTGAGTGCCACCCTCTTCAAAGAAGGTCTCGACTGTTGGGTGTAGGTACGAATACGAAACGTATCCGCCGAACATTTGTTCAAATTCTGCGAGGCTCTGAACAAGGATTGCTTCACCAGAAGCTCCTCGTTCCGCTAATCCGACAACAAAAAGCTGCGAAGATTCGCGCACTGTCGCGGAAGATGGGCCTGTTCTGACTGCTGTGGAGATAACTACGCCTGGCATAAGACCTTCCTGTGGTTCGTGTTGAGTGACAATGCCGCCAACGGTTTATATTGTACAGATGATTTGAGGTTGATTATTGCAACTGTTAAAAAGAATGCTGTATAAATAAAATACGACATAGTCAATTACAGAACCGGAAGCGGCGTGGCCGAGTTGCCGCCGCCATCTATTTCTAAATCAATGCTTGACACAATGCCAATTGGCTTACGAGAAACGACCTCATCTATCTCCATATTGTAGGAAATATATGCTCCAGCCATGATTCTGTCGCCTTTAAGCAGTGTTAAATCAGAAAACTCTTCACGAAGTGAACCCTCGTCAATTACTACCCTAAAAGATGCTCTCTCGTCATACGCTTTTAGGCACGGATAGTCGAGAAGAGCCGACCTCAAGACTGTCGTGAGCCTGTCTCGCATGATTGTGCACTCTTCGGAGCCTTCCGTCTTGACCCAGACGTAGGTTCGCATTGAGTATGAAACTCTGTAAAGAGGGTCCGGACCGTCAAAACCAATGCGGTTAAAAGCCGTAGAAGCAATAACTACAGTGATAACAAGGGGCCACGTGTCGATAGCGAACGGCTCGTATGTTGTAAAACCTTCAGGGGTTGGGAGGGTAATGTCATCAACACTCCATCCGTTGCGATAATCAATGATTCTCACGGGAATGTCTTCTGAAAGATAATTATTTACGTACTGCTTGGCGAACTGAGCGCCATGCATTAACGGATATCCAGGAACTGTAGGCATTAAGCTGTCAACCCTTCATTGCCTTCAACGATGTAGTTTGCCACTTTCTCTGCAAACTCGCTAATGAAGGATTGTGGAATAAAAAGAATTTGACGCTTAGGCATGTTTGGGGTTCCATTCTGGTGGAACGGAGCATAGTTTAATCCAGTTCCGAATGTTGCGCTTAGCTTGTTTATTTCGTTCACAGAGGGGTCAGAGAGCTCGGAGAGGCTTTTAAACAGTTCTCCGCTACGGATGAGCGTTGTTCTCCCTGGGAGCGCCCTAGCCTTCCATGCGGCGTATTCGGCATCAAGAGGAGACCAGCCACCAACAGGGAGGCCATTGCTGGCAAAGTTCTCCGCAAAAGTTTTCTTTAATACTTGATGCGCCCATTGA